TATATGACTACAGGTTTGCTATTTATATTCTAACATAGTAATATACTTTAATTTATTCAATTTAGCTGCTTTTCTACACATCTTTTGTTTTATATTCTCTCTAATAAGAGAGTGATTATGATATATTTTATATCCTACGAAAGATATACTTCTGTCTTCTACTTTAAATATCTAATAATTATCTTTTACCTACAGTTTGAGTGTACTAACGTAATCTTTTATTTCTTGTAGTAAATTACGTAAGTAATCTTTATCGCCATGCAATATTACTATATCGTCGGCATACCTAAAATAGTACTTTATATGTTTAACTTCTTTTATCCAATGATCAAAGTAAGTAAGATACAAATTAGCAAAAAACTAAGATAGATAATTTCCAATAGGAACACCTTCTACTGAATCTATAATACCGTCTAACAAGTCTAATAGTTTAGTATCTTTAATCTTCTTTATTATTATCTACTTTAGAATATCATGATCTATACTTGGGTAGAACTTTCTAATATCTAATTTAAGGCAATAAATTGTATTCTATTTGTCCTTTAAGGCTAGTCTAACATCTTTTAAAGCTTTGTGAATTCCTCTTTTCTTAATACAACTGTAAGTATTATTAATAAATATAGAACACCATATTGGTTCTAATATGTTCATAATAGCATGATGAACTATTCTATCTGGATAATAAGGCAATTTAAATATTATACGTTCTTTAGGCTCTTTAATAATAAAAGTATGATACTCAGAAGTAACATACTTTCCTTCGATAAGCTACTTCTATAACTGCAATAGTAACTCATCTTTGTTTTTATCAAATTCAATAATGTCTTTTCTATGACTTTTATTTCTTCTAGCTTTCTTATCTGCTAGATATAAGTTATCTAATGAAACTATTTTGTCAAATAAATTATTATATCTTTTCATATCTGAAGCACCTAAGCGAGCATTCACATATTGTTACTAACACGCTTGTTAAAGTTAAGACATTTTCTACCAAGTGGTAAGGTCTCGTTCCTCTAAAATTGATAATCACTGATAATATTTGGTAATTGCGCTTCAGTGTACTCACATTAGCATTGGAATTACTAACGTCATTGTTAGAATTCAGATTGAATAAACCTGCATTAGAACTATTACTCGTGTTAGCTCCTATCTAACTTTTAGTTACAATCTAGAACGACAACCTGTAAAAATAAAATTAAAACTTAAAAAAATTATGGTATATACAACAAACGAGTACCCACACCAGCACTGGAATGACCAACGCCAACGCTAGAATCCAGAGAGAATAAACCCGCAGAAGAACCATTACCCGCGCTAGCCCCCAACAGCAAAGTTCTATCAAAATCACTAGCGTTTGTCCAATAATAATCACAGAAATAAGTATTATAACTGCCTCCTCCTTCTTGACAGAATAAATCAGCAGCAGCGTTGTTATTTATCTTTTTTACCTATTGTCCAGTTGTAGGGAATGAAGTTAAACCACTATCTGTAAACAACGACCTATCATTACCGAAGTTTTCAATGTTGTCAGTTAAATAAACTTTATTAGTAGTACCTGTAAATATAATATCACAGCAATTCTTCCATACATGACCAAATGGATTCTCTATACCTCTATATCTATTAGCTTTAGTATTAGCTTGAGTTTCTGCTCCATCAGCATCAGTATTTGTATAGTCATAAGTAAATTCACCAGAGCCATTACCAAGCCCATCTGTAGAACCACATGGTACAAAAGACCAAACATCTTTACCATTGACCTTCTTAGCTCCTGTAGTAATACCATTACCTAATCCACCTTGATGATAACCTTCTGCTGTTAATACATTATTAATTGCTTTTTGACTATTTAGAGTAGCATATTCAACTACAAAACACCAAGTAATAAACTTATGCACATTGTAAGTATACATTGCGTAGTGATTGTTTCTATTCTTTCTAGCTTCTTTAAGAGAAGTATCTCTGTTCTTATTTACTGTAGGAGTTTGACCTTTTCTACTAAATAGAGTAGTACCATCAGAGTAAGCTTCATAAGCACTAACATACTGTTTATCAAACTTAGTATAACCGGGAATAGCATATGTTGACATTCTAATTTCCCAATCGTAATCTCCATGTTCTACTACAGTATAGTAAGCATCTGGTAATTCAACCATTATATCTACTGCATTAAAGTCAACATTAGTATTATTTTCATACTTAGTCCAATCATCAGATTTTAAGTAACCAACTATGGAACCATTAGACATACCACAACCTCTGAATTGTGACTGTACAGGCAATGTCTTATGATAAGCCATATTACCAGTTCTAACACCATCTGGACTACTACTTGAAAATCTTACTCCATACCATAAGTCACCAGCTGAATAAATTTGGGATCCGTTCAACCACATCTCTTGAACGGATTTCCCATTAGCAGCAACTTCTTGGAATGTTAAATTATTTAAACCAACTTGTCCCATAATTAAGCAGCTGAAAGTTTAATATACAATATACCAGGAGTCTAACTACCCACTTCAGGTATTTCATCTACTATTTTAATCTGAGTAACATCTGTAGAAGTTACTTTATTAGCTACAGCAGTATTTATCTTATTATTTGCTTCACTTTTAGTATATACATCAGACTTATTTGCTTTAGTACCTAACTGATTAGTAATAGTAGTAGCAAAGTTAGGATCGTCACCTAATGCAGCCGCTATTTCATCTAAAGTATTCAGAGTTTCAGGAGCAGAAGCAACTAATCTAGCACATTCAGCTTGTGCTATTTCGATAGCTTTAGCATCTGTTTCTAATTTAGTATAAGCATCAGTAATACCATAACCTACCAATGTAGTAGACTTATTTGCTTTACCGTTTAGGTCATTGGTTAACTTCTGTTCAGCTTGTTTAGCTCTATTTACCTCATCTGCAATTTCCTATTTCAGTTTCTTTATTTCTACACTCTAATCAGTATTAGTAAAGTAATTAACCGGTAACCAGTCATTGCCTGTATAACTTTTAATTACATTACCATTAGCATCAGTAGATAAGTCAATCCAATAAGTTACTTCCATAGGATTGGGAGCATAAAAAGATGCTACGAAGTTAGGGTTCTCTTGTTTTATCATAAGTTTTATTAAATTAAAGTTATAAAATATTTAGCAATAGACCCCAATACAATAGATGAAATTCCAATTGCTAAGTCTTTTTTATTCCATTTACCATTATAGTAATGACATCTATCACTATTCTCTTTAACAAATAGCATTAGCAATGATGTACTACTATTAAGTAATAATGCAGTAGTGAAATATACTACTGCACCAAATATATTATTCTTTATAGAATTCTTCATTATACCACATTTGTAAATTTAATAGTACCTGCAAAGTTAGTTACTTCTTCCATATTTAAGAAGTCTAATTTAACTGCACCAGATACATTATAGGTCTATATCAGGTTCTTGCGGTTTAGAACACATCATATTGTTCTTTACCCAAGATAATTCATATTCAGTAAGAGTACGATTAAAAATAAGAATATTACCGTGACAGCCAGTCCAAGTATTTCCAGCGACATTACCGTTTTTATAAAAATATCTACCCCCTAAAATGAGAATGTCATTGCTTTCTTTTGTTCCAACATTGATAGAATTACCGTTATAAGACTGCTTTGTTTGATAAGTTATCCCTTTTTCCGGTATACCAATACTTGTTATACTTCCAAAACTAATTGTTGTAAAACTATTTAAAGATTTTAACTCTACGCTAAAAGCACCATTACTGGGTTCTTCCATACCGCCTAATGAGTTGGATATAAAAGCACTGTATTCTTCTTTCTCAAACCACGTCCTCTCCGCCATCACCGTGTAATCCGTTAATATAGGCATATCATAAGCAACAGCGTACATCTTGCCGTCGTAGCAAAGCTGGTCGGGGTAGTCGGGGATTTGGGTGATGGTGATTTTGGTATCTTCTTTTAAAGATAGAGAAATAGAACAAAGTCTTCCTTCTTGCCCAAGTGAAGAGCCTGGAATTGTATATATTCCATCGTTAGATATATTAAGTTCTTTATAAACACCATCGTTATTATTATATCCCAATCTTAAAAATCTAACTTTATCATTATAGCCTTTAATTTCTACATTGATAGAATTAATTTTAACTCCATATAATGTTAGGTTATTATTTCCATTAGTTGCTATAATATATTCAGGATGAACATCAAAATTTGTTTTACGCCATGTCGTAAAATCAGTTTGATACACTCCCATCCCGCTATTCAGCTTACCCTTACCACCATACAAATAGGCGTGGTTGCCGTTGCCGCTAAAGTCTTTTAGAATAGAAGTGGGTAACTGGGTGATGGTGATATTACATTCACCGATAAAATTAGTTCTTATATTTTCTGTCGTATCAATGTCGTATATACCATTTTCACTAATTGTATATTCTTTATTGTCTCCAAAGAATATACCTTGACCATTTTTTAATCCGTCTATTCTGAGACGCACGCTAAATGTATCATAAGCATAAATTAGCGGATTTGAATTTAAAACATTGGTGATTGTAATAGATTTGCTTGTGACATTAGCAATAACTCCTTTTTTATTAACCGCCCATGTTGTAAAATCTTCCGTGTATGCTTCAATCACATCGAAATTCGTCATACGCTGTTTACAGTATGGAGAATACCAAGCTACTATACTTTCCTTAAACCAATCTGGTTGTTCGGGTTCAGGTGGTGTAGGTGTACCAGGTATATACCATTCACCTAATGCTACAGCGCCTATATTAGTATATTGACTAATGCGTATATGTTTACCTTTGAATAAACCAAAATCAACCTAATTAGTATCCTATACTACATTTAATATAGGAGTTGAAGTAAGACTTTGAGTTAGATCATTTATAATGAGCTACCCAGTAATATTAGCAGGTTCAATATAGGAATCTCCCTTCTCTATATGATACAGTTGAGGAAATACAAAGTATGCCTAAGGATTTATAAATAAAGGCTGATATAGGATTGTTTTCATAGTGCTAGTACCTGTTTACGTAATCTCCCTTCTCTATATGATACGTGTACCCAAGAGAAGTTTGATTCATTAATTAACTGATCAAATGGAAGATTATCTTTAATATAGTTGAATAATTTCTCATTCTCTGTCTTACTACCTACAGTAATATCAGCTGCTTCGCCGTATAGGTGCTAACTCTTCTTAGCTTTACTACCTACAGCCTTATTTAAAGCCTCACAGCGATACCCTGAGTTAACTTTGATAGGTTTACCATACCATTCCCTTAAAGGGTCTAAAACAGCCTCTATTAGCTTCTATAGCTTTAATACCCCTTCCTCTGAAGGAGTATTGTCTATACCGTTAGCTTTTGCTGTAGATGACTTTGTCATTTCCTCAATTGTAAAATATTTCATTATTTCTATTGTTTACTGTGTAATATAAAATACTGATACTAGATAAAGTTCATGTGTTTGTGAGACAGTTAGTAAATAGTTTCCAGCTTGTGCATCTAAATTTTCATTAGGAAAAATCCATTGTGAACTATTGTTTTTAGAATCACCTTCTGAATAAATCATTCTGAATTTTAAATTTGTTTGTGTAATTACATCTATTGGAGTAGTGTCACAATAAGATTTTGTCCATACATCTTTAGGATTAAGTACTACTGTATCATCATTTATCTGTATAGTTTTAGATGCAACGCTGCCATTTATTATTACAATGCACCTTTTATTTCCCAATGGAAAGTCATATGAGAAATGGGGGGGTTGGCAGATTAGCAACAAACTCAGCTTTTGTCATACATTCATTGTTAGGTACAACACTGAATCCTTCTGCATAAGCTTCTGCTTTTGTAATTAATTCGTTTGTGGATCCCATATTAACTATTAAATTAAAAAGGATTTGCGTCTTGTGACAAATATATATATGTAGTTTTACCCATAGCAGTTACAGCTACTGTGCAAGTTCTCATCATGTTTGTCTAATTACTATATAAAGGCATTACACGTAGTATTCCTCTATCTAACTACAACACTTCAAAGTATTGTGACTATCCTGTAATTTTAGTAACGTAATTACTAGTATAATCTTGAATATTTTGGTGTATAGCGAACTAATTAAGTAGTATAGTAGTACCGTATCTCAATTGAATATCTCTCTATGTAGTACTACTGTGTACCCAATTTTCGGCTAACGAATCTGTCGTTAATTCTTCTCTTTCAGAGAAATTTAAGGTAATAGAACTATAGTCAACTAATTCATTAGAATCTGTAGTACAAGCATGAGTAAGTTTGCTATTTATCTCTGCCTTAGAAGGACATTCTTTCATAGTTGTAGTAGGATAACTTACATATTGTCTATATTGAGATGGCACTCTATCATAAATATTTGTCCAACTCTACATTTCTGTAGCAGCCTTAGGTTCAATTTGAATAGCCTTATTTTCCATTCTTCAACTCCTCTATTTGTTTCTTTAAATCTTCTACTTCCTACTTAAGTAACTTAATACCTTCGATAGCTACTACTCCTAACATACCGTAATCTACAGACTTCATACCATCACTATCAGTATTAACTACTTCTGCAAAGTTATTCTCTAAATCCTATGCAATAGTACCTATTTGATGTTTATCGTGCATATTGAACTCTACAGTAGGTATTTCACATATTTGATCTAACGTATGCCTTAAAGGAGCTATATCAGACTTTAATCTAATATCAGATTCTTTAAAGAACCCAGATGCATGTACAGCACCATATGCTCCATTTGCACCAGCTTGACCATTGCCTATATATATTGCTTTGGCTGAAGTTACAGCATCATATCTAGATCTATAGTTAATCCATACGTAATTTCCAATACTATTGCTTGCAAAATTAAATTCATTATCATGTACTATTTGTAGATTCTTAACTTCTGCGAATAGATCATTTTCAACATATGTAAAGAAATCTTTTATATCTCCTTGCGTATCTTTTATAGAATACGTATTATACCCATCTAATACTTCAGAGGAATGAGCGGTCATTTTTAAATCTGCAGAGTCACTAGTATAAAAATAATTAGCTCCACCTCTTAAATATATATAGAATGTGGAAGTCTATGCAGTTTGTCGTATCTCTCCAACTGCTGTTTCTCCTCCCCATTCTCCATCATAATTATTTAATTTATTTTTAGCATTAGCATATTGACCCCAACCACTTCCAATAATTGACATATCAACATGCAATGTAAAACCTCCATCATTTGTAGCCCAAGATGGTTTAGGGCTTATTCCCGCAGAATCATTATTAAGGCTATTCCAAATTACTAAATTACAAGGAGGAACAATGGCATTTGGGTCTGCTGTAAATGATACAGGATACCAATGATTTTCATCAAAGCCTTCTCCTACTAAAGATACCATTTTACGTCTATCTCTATCTTTAGATAGAACATACATGTCATTTACATTTTCTACAATAAATAAATTACTATTGGTATTATTGCCATCAATTACACTCACCCTTCTACAAACCCTCTGATTACCATCTGAAATATAATAGTTATAAATAAAGTGCAGTTCATATCGAGTGCTATCTATATTTTTCCAAGCGTTTACTCCTGACAACTGTATACAGTTAGTATCTGGAGTGTCTTTAACGTGAAAAAAGTATCTAGTATGTGTTTTTATTATATCGTCAACTATAGCTCTAAAATTAACAGATCCACCAAAAACTGAACTTATATCACTAGAAGCTGCATCTTTTTCATGATTTACAATATTAATAATATCTCTAATATCTTGTAATTCTATTATATTTATATCAGAGCTACTAGATCCTCCACTCACTTCTTTATAAGTACCATTATCAGATAAGTATTTAGTACCATTACCATTAGTAATTATTTTATCTATTTTGGTCTTATCTGAAGGAAGAATAATACCAGCTGTACTATCAGTTGCAGGATTAAATTTTAACAGAATTGAATCTGTATTAGCCTAGTCTTTAAGATCTTGTTGTATTAAACTAAGTGATATCCCGTTATTTTTATGCGATAACCTTCCTTCAGTAACTACAAGATTAGGCATATTTTCTATTGTCTACTTTAAAGCATTACCGTCAGAAGCATTAAACTTACTATTCAAAGCATTCTGTGTAGCAGTAGATATAGGCTTATTAGCATCAGAAGTATTATCTACTTCACTTAATCCTACTTGATCTTTAGTAACTTCATGAGGATTAGACTTATTATTAATATGTGTTTCTAAATTAGTCTATACAGCATCAATATCAGAAGTAATACCAGCTTGATCTTTTAATCCATCCAGTTTAGTTTTATCTGATGATGACATTAAACCTGCTTGAGATGTAGTAGCTGAAGTAATAGTAAGAGTATTTCTACTTACTTGCTATGCTTCTTGTCTATAAGTAGTAAAATTTAAAACTGCTTCAGTAGTAGATTGATTTACATTTACTGTATCAGTAATTAGTTTATCAGGTATTCTATTCAATTTATCTGTAGTAGCTTTACCCTTATCTCCAGGATATGCAGTAGAACTAGTTTCACCTAATGCTAATGATTTAGATATCTCAACATAAGCAGTACCTGACCATCTATAAGTTAAATTAGTATCTTGTACTATATATATCTTACCAGATTCACCAGTACCAGGTAAATTACTAAAAGTATCAACTTCTATTACATCATCTACATAAGACGGTAATTGAGCAGATGGAATAATACCACTTTCATTCAAAGAAGCTAAACCATTTGGAGCTCCTTTACTATCTATAAATTCTTGTACTTTGTTATTAAGTTCAGATGTATCACCTATAAGAATCCAACTACTTTCTTTAGTATAGTCAGCGCCAGGTGATAATTGATATACTTTACCAGGTCTATCTTTACAGGAAACTAACATACAGTCATATTTCCATATACCTCCCTATTCATCTGTCCAGGTCTCTGGTTTTACTAGATCTGCATATGAATTAACTAACGATCTAGCTTCGAGAGGGGCATCTTTCTTTACTTCAAGATTACCACTAAAATTAAACGTTCCTCTATCTCTCATAATTAAGCAAATGTTATTTTAAATGAAGATGAACCGTTAGTTCCATCATTACGAGTATATACTTTATATTGTACATCAGTGCCTTGTACATTTATAGTTTCAGTAGTAACAGAGAATCTACTAACACTATAGTCTTCATACTTACCACTAAGTGTATTCAACAGCGTAATCTTAGTTACATTGAACTTAGCTGGTATCTTAAATGCGTGTTTATTGCTTGCTGTTTCAGCTACAAATGTAACATCTAATGTTTTATTAGTAGTCAGTCCTAATTTGGCAAATGTTGTAATATTATCCTTATTAGTATAGTAAGGATATACTCCTGTAACATTCAATGTTTTGGAATTAGAAGGAGTTGAGCTAGTCTTAGTAATAGTATCTTTAGCTACTGATTTGTGTTCTTCACTAGTCTTACCTAAGTTACTACATGCGTAATATACAGGCATAGAAGCAAATGTAGCATTAGCTGTAGGCCCAGTTATATCTACTTTTACTGTATTAGTACCTTCAATAGCTTTAAATGTCTTGCTATCTAAAGTAACCTAAGCAGGATTAGTATTAGCAGTAGCATTCTCTACACTACCATTAGTAGTACGCTTCATAGTATAATTAACTGAATTTAGAGCAGCGTTACTAGCATTAACTGTTATAGTAGTATTAGAAGAATCCTTAGTATTATCATTAGTAGAACTATAACCATAAGTAAATCCACTGTATGTTCTAGCTGTAGTAGACATAGTAGCAACAGATAGAGTAGTCTTTCCAATAGTAACAGTAGCACCTACTTCTACTAAGCCTGTATTACTTAATGTAAATGAAGGAGCTGCAATAGCTGCACTAACTGTACCTTCTTTGAACACAAGATTAGTAGGCCATAATTCTTTAGTAAATAAAGATACAAATAAATCCTACATGCTTGTATCAGGACTAATACTGTTTATACCAGCTTTGTTAAGTAAGTCAGCTAACGGACCACCTGCAACCGGTATAGCATCAGTAGTCTTTATAGTTTCTGTAGTATCTTCTATTAATTCCTGATAATTACCATTATCAGTTAAATACTTATTACCATCTCCGTCAGTAACTATCTTATCTACTTTTACTTTATCTGTAGCAGACATAACGCCTGCATTACTAGTAGTAGCTGATGGAATAGTTTTACTACCTTGAGCATCACCATCAAACAAACCTGATTCCTGTTTAACGTCATACTCATAGTTGAAAGTAACAGTTGAACCATCTGTAGTAAAGTCTGCAACTTCTCTAATGACGTTATCAGGTAAACTATTAGCTATATCAGCTAAATGCTTACCTTTACCACCATCATACGCAGTACCAGTTACTTCTCCAATAAATAGTCTTTCAGACATTACTACCATATCATTACCATCCCAGAGATGTATGATATTAGTACGGTTATATTCATCTAAACCTACTAGAACATATACTTTAGAATTAAGAGGATCTATTATCTCCCATTCATTGAATCTTCTAATGTATAATTTCTTATTTTCTTTACAATAATAAATATCATTCTCTTTAGCTTGATATAGTAGAGTATTCATTTCTGATACTGTATCTACAAACCCCTATATCTTTACTAACGATTGTAGGTCTATATCACTATCTGATACATCTCTTATATAGTCTATTAACGAATCAATAGACATTTTACCATTGTGAATGCCATCTTGAAAAGGAATTATTTCTTTACCATTGAGATCTTTCCTTTCGACTAACTAACTTATTCTAATTCCTTTTGTAATCATATTACTTGTCTTCTGTTTTTAATGCATTCATAGCATCTATGATAGCAGGCTTACAGTATTGATTTACAAATTGCATAATAACTTGTACTTCTTCATCTGTATATTCTAGCTCACCTTCAGAATTATATATCTTTAAAGCTAAAGAATGAGCTTTAATACCACTACCTACTTCATAAATTAATTCACCTAATTGTTGTCTAGCATCCATACAAATCTTATTTGTTTTTTGGATGTCAGTGTATACTTCCAGTTGTGCAAAATTTATTTTCATAATTAAATAGATCTACTTCTAAGTATTGCATAATATTTGTTTCGTGAATATACTAATAGAAAATCAATAACATCTCCTACATTCACAGTAATCTGTTCTATTCTATTACCATTATTATTATATAATATAGGTCTATTAGAATTACTGTCGTTATTTCCTCTACCCCATATATTGCATTCTTTTGGATTACTACGTGGATTATAAACAAATGTTACAGGAACAGCCCATTCAAGAGTTTGTATGGCTAACTTTGTTTTTACACTATCAAGATGTGGTAATCCATACCACATACGTCTAACACTACTACCTATAAATATAGTCCTTGAATATTGCTGATACAGTATCTAATTTTCAGAAGGATCTGTAGCATAACTAAGTTTATAACCTACCACATCTCCATATAATGATAAACTTCCCGAGCCGTATATTGCCATATTACGAATTAAACTGCCAGTAATATCAAAGTACAGACCATCATTTATCTATGCAACGTCAAAATCATTAGCATTACTTTTAAAAGAACCAAAGTACGAGTAACCTAAAGAATTAGGGGTACCTATTAATGCTTCTCTTTCTCCTTCCTTAAACTTTATATAACTAGAGAACAGTTTCATTCCGTTTGCCTCTGTACCGCCAAATAGCACACCTGTAATTTCAAGTGACTAAATGGTACCGGATAAGGCTTCTATCTCTCCTCTTATAGATGCGTTATTAGCCACCATTCTACCATCTTGTCTAACTAAGAATGGAGCGTTAGCTCTATTTTCTTCAGTAGTACCAGCCCATATACGAACAGAATTATTGTCATTTCCGCCTTCACCAGTAATACCTGCTACTACATGAAAGTCATTAGATGTATTACCAGTCTGATAACCTACTCTTAATGAATTACCAGTAATAAAGTCTAATTTAGCATTTTTAGCTATTATTAGATCAGTATATATACTAGCTACATTCTAAGCTAATTCTTCCCAATATTCAGCTCCACCAGGAGTACCAGGTTTATTATCACTAGAAGATAAGTGCTTACCTTGTCCTAATCCCCTATCTATAGTAGATATACATTTGTATGCCTTATAGCCTGTAGAAGTTCCTAAATCTTTAATTAAAGCAATATCTAAGTATCTCAGTGGTTGTACTGTTGGAGATACTTCGCTTTCATTGCAATATAGTCTACCAGGCCACCATTCAGATCTACGTACTATCAGCCCTTCTCCTGTATCACCTTTAGATACTTGCATTAACCAATCTGGATTACTATCACTGGGTTTGGTATCAGTACCATTTATATTAACACATAACCATAAGTAACCTAATACACTTACTCTATCATAGTAGTCATAATGAGTATCTGGTTCCCAAGGACCTCTATCATTAGCGTATCTTATCTCTTCCCCATTTGGCTTTACTTGAGTAATAGTACCAGTAAAGTATACTGAATTAAGATATGCCGAATATCCTCTCATATCGTAACCAAACATATTGAGATTATCAAGATTACCAAATTGCATTGCAATGTTTTTAGCTTTCTAATCCCAAGTGTTCTAGTTTACTAAGTAACGTGTATAAGTACGAGTTGAGTAACAAGATGTTTGGCGATCTACATTAGTTTTATTACCATATGCAACAAAGTTCATTTGAGCACATGGGTGAAACGTCATATTCCAATAATCATCTACTGGTCTAAGCCTGTAACCAAATTTCTTATTTTGTGCATCTAGTATGTTAGTAACTTCAAAGTAAACAGTATAGAAACCTGCAAACTTTCTATTACCTCTACCATCATCTTCATCATTTTCAGCATTTTCATCTGTCTTTTCTGAATGGTATATACCCATACATAGGTCACCCATTGATACAGCTCCGTATTCTCCTTCTTCTAGTTTCAGTGTAATAACACCTGAATATTCATCTGTTTGTTCTACACTTTCTATTACACCTGCACCAGGAGCATTCCATTTATCACCTAATTGAATTTCTACACGGTTATATCTCAATTCAGGTACTTCAAGGAATCTACGCAAAGTAAGACTATCAAATTCAGCATGACCATATTTATCAATCTTACCACCAAATCCTGTAAGACCTGATGCAAAACCTTCTTGACCAAATATTGCTGATTCTTTAAACCACACTTCATAAGCAGTAGAATCAGGTTTAATCTTACTTAAGAATACATCATCATATATCTCTGTATTCAGGTTCTTATTAGTCCACTTCTATAATTCACTATCCCATGCTAATGCGTTGTCATTACGTAAATTATTAATAGATACATCTTGTAAATCAACTAATTTACCAAGTAAGCCAGTAACTACCTTATTAGCAGCAATATTTGACCATCTTTTACCGTCATACTAAAGTAAGTCTAATTTAGCAGCATCTACTATATTAGTATCCTTCATCTACTCAATACGATTCTATAGATTAATTTGAGTTTGTAGACTGCCTATATTATTACGTAATTCTTCTATATCAGATGTATTAGTTGATATATTCTCATTAGACTTATCTAAGTCTGTATCTTTAGCATACTATATTAGACTATCTGATATAGTCTTAATAGATGTGGTATTTTTCTGTACTTGTTCTTCTAATGGAGTCATTTTTCACAAATTAAAAGTTCGTCATAGAATGTTTTTATACCTAAATCTACTCCTAAACTTTGTTCTAGCAGTATTGCTTTATCGTCAGTTTCAGAAGTATCCTTCCACATTTCATCCAAAGGATGTACTAACTTGCTTATCAATGCTCTAAGACAATCTATTTGTTCATCTGTAAACTTTAAATCACTTTCTAATAGACGAGCAATATGATTAGCACAAACCCATTTACGTATGCAAGGTATACCTTGATTAGAGTTGTACTTAACTTTTAAGTTATACTCTTTACCTATTCTATATATATCATCTATTAGCATAATGAACAAACTCCGTTTCTACAAGTTTTATTACAAGCAAAGCAATCGTGGTTATTGTAGAATGTAGTTTTAGTATCTAAACATATATTTAGCATTCTAGCTATATCTGTATAATACTGTACTGCATCGTCTATTAAGTTATTATTGATAGCGTAACTTAACAGATCTTGTTTCAATAAAAACAATATCATTCTATCTATTTGCTGATCATCTAAACAAGTACTACAGTTCTTACATAGTAATTCTACTTCTTTATAATATATATCAGCTTGATTGAAAAAGAATTGACTTGAATTATCTATAGTAGCAATAAACGCACTCATACACATATTTTCTAATTTATTAGAATCTATTACTATAGATAATCTCTATTCGTCAATCTTTACATCAGAGCTATAGTCCGTACCTAATACTAATAATTTATATGAATGCTTATCAGGATTTACTGAACTCCTGTTAGAATAGTTATTCAGTGTGTCTATATATAAATACAAATTTGAATCTACTGAATCAGGTATCTTTGTATCTAATTCTACTACTATGTTGTGTTTTACTATTGTTATACCAGTTATCTTCATATTAATACTTTTAAATAAAAAAAGGCTACAGGGCTATTTAGCCCCATAGCCCTTGTCAGCACACTGAAACACTGTTTTTATTATGCTACAGTTTCACCTTTGATAAATGACTGAATACCTTTATCAACGATAGAACCAACCATACTAGGACAGTATACTTCCGTAGTCAACGGAGTAGTCTTAATATATTGGTTGTCATTACTCAGATACAGGTTATCATTTTCAATTACTGCATAGTCATAAGAAGTACCTTCTACTACTTTGCGAGCCTGTTCTACTTCAGGATATGCACCAGTAAACACATGACCTTTATAGCCCATGTAGCGTACTTCTGCATCACGAACTTGCTTCCAGAAACCTTTACCAGGATTACCTGGAGTCTTAGCAATAGTAGCACCAGATACTGCTTCCGGCTGATTAGCAAGCAATGCACCAGGAACAGTATGATACAGAGATACTTCCATATCTACTACAGAGTATTCATTCAGAGAATAAACACCTTCGTTATCATCTTTAACCATAGCAGCCAAAGTGAGAACAGCAGCAGCATTCTCAGCCTGAATACGGCGATTCTTGTGAGCATTAATTTTCTTTACAAAAGCTTCCGCTAATTTCTGTGCTTCATTTGATTCAGCATATACTTCATAAGTATGAGTAAATTGGAAGCTATTAGCTTCAATATCTTTATACAATACACGAAGTACATATCTGTGACCAGCTACAATAGTAGCATCAGTCAAAGTAATAACTACTTTATCTTGAGTAGGTTCTACATGCTGACCGATTACGGCAGATGGTTTAGAACTCTTCTGAATCTCATTAGAGAATTCAATATTAGCTTTCTAAGCAACATTACCATCAGGCATAGTAACATTGATCTTTTCACCTGCAACACCTACATAGAGTGAGCTAGCCTTAGCGGCTTCTGCTGCTGTTTTAAGGATAGCTTTATTCTGATCAAACAAAGCTACTTCACCAGCATTCAAAGCATCTACAGTAGTATAGCTAGCAGGACATTCCTTACCGATAAGAACGGTGTGAACTGAAGTTATCATATAATGTAATTGTTATTTTAGATTAGACATATTAAGCGCTTCTGTCTATTTTCGCTTACTTTCTACTTTCCTAACTTGTTTAAAAGTTTAATTTCCACGTCAATAAGCGCTTTCTGTTAATGTTATTCCATTGAATTTACTTCATTAGAATATACATTATAATTTGGTAAAGTAGCTAATATTAACTATACTGCTAATTTAACTATTTCCATATGAGTATGAACAGGTAAGTCTATATACTCATCAGTAGGATTAGTTTTAAGGTCTACTTTACTTGGTTTCTTTAAATACTCAATAGTATATTCGGCTACTTTATAATTACCATCTGTGTATAAAGTAATTGTATTATCCTATATGAGTCTGATTGGTTTAGCTTTAGTATACTTTAGACGATACTCAGATAATGAATTTTCCTTGATTCTATCAACAGTTTCAATAGTACCCTCTATAGTATCGCTGTACTTTATTCTATAGTTACCTAAAGCATCCTTCTCCCAGCAATTATTTATTACTCCATCTGCTGGAGCTATACCTGCTGTATCTCCTAATAATATAACATAATCATCAGGCAAGGTAACTGTATATTCCTCTTGGTTTACTTTGGTAATATCTATATCTTTGTAAGTGTGCTTAGTAACTAGAGTACGTAAATCATCAGTACGTTTCTGATCCTATTCAAATCCTCTTTGTTTGAAATTTAAACCAGAATACCTAGTCTTCCAGAATTTATCAATAGCTTCATTAATGAATGACATAATAGTATCGGATGGTAATTTGCCAGCTAAAGATAATTCAGGATTGATTAACTGTAATCGTCTCTCTACTTCTATTTGTAATTCTCTAGGGCTCATTATTCATTTAAGCTATCAAGTTGTACTTTAGTTTGTGCTCTCTATGACTCTATAGTCTCTAGAGCAATCTCTACGGCTCTGTCTACTACTTCATTAAGTACATAATCAGGTACTTCGGTAATATCCTTATTATAGTCTTTATAACTAATAGTTTCAGGATATTTAATATAAGTAATATCTGCTGTATATTGTTCAGAAGACATACGTATAGGATCTATATAGATCTTTAAAGTATTATCTTCTAATACTGCTATAGGAGTTTCAATCCAAGGTATATTGTTATATGTTTGTAAGAAACCCTTAGCTTTTTCATGATCTGTTAATGAACATATTGCTGCTTCCCCATTAAAGTGAAGTACACAATCTACATAGAACATTCTTTTAAGCTATTCTCCGTCATTAAAGAAATTAGATAAAGTAAGCACATTAGAATGTGAGTAGGGATATACTAATGATAATGCTGTATCTGTCTTAATTAGTTTCTATAGATCGGCAATACGTTTAACCGCACCTTCAAATCCTACTTTTAGAGTATTATTGCCAGTGTACTTATTACATATTACCTCTATATATGCCTAATTAAGAAATAGATCTATTTCTTCGGGTAGGAATGCAGGGCAGCCACCAAAAGCAACTGCCTCTGAATTCTTATCCATGAGAACTTTAAATGCCTTATGTAAATCAGATATTTTCATTATTTAGATTTAATTTCTCCCATAATGGCAAGCTTAATGTCTTGATTTTTCTTATTATTCAAGTAAGCAATAACATCTTCTATACCATTACCAATTAAGTCTGTACCAAAGAAGTATTGAGTTCTATTCTTACGAATGATATTCTTAGCAATAGCTTCTTCAATAACAAAAGTAATTTCTTTATTCGGGTTTTCTACCCACTTCATTATAAACTTATCAGGTGCAGCTTCAATCTGTTCACTAAGCTTAGCTTCAACCATTTCATTAGACAGTGTATCAGATTTGATACCATAAAGTCTAAGACACTTACGCATATCTTCAACAGACATCTTATCCATTTCTCTATATGCTTCACGTTTGATCTTGTTAATCTTATTAACTTCTTTAGCTTCGCTATCTTTATTGATAATAACATAATCAGTAGAAGCGGTCACATTATTAAGCCCATCTGCTACTCTCTTATGCTTTTTCAAGAACAAATATTTAAGTTCATCTTCAGGTCTGTCGATATCCAGAATTAGATCTTTCCTACCAATTTTAATAGCAAATGTATCCCAAAATTTGCTTTCAGGTGAAAGCTATCCTTCTGCATATCCAATTTCTTTTTCTAATCTGGCTGCATCTTCTGCACTTAAACCAGTATATAAATTACCAGAACGTGTCCAATATGAACTGATATAGTCGTAACATGTAGACCATTTAGTAATACCAGTCCAAGGGTTTGTTTTAATTATTCTAACGATTACTTCCATAATTAATTAATTAGATTGTTCAGTTAGTTCTTCTTTATATCTCCAAATATATTTAGTATTATTCCAAGCTCGTTTATTATTAGGATCTACAGGATTTTGTAGTTGTCTTTGAATACCTCTTCTGTCACATCCTGAAACTCTTGAAGCTTCTATAATAGAAACATATTCTTTTATTAAATTACTTTCTTTATCATATTGGCAAATAGCTTTAGCTACTTTTAAACCATTTTCAACAGCAATTTGTTTTTGTTTTTCTGTTGCTTTTCTATTTTTTCTAGACTCTAAGTCAGCTTTTCTACAAGCTTCAGATATAGTAGGTTTCCAATCAGGATCTTTAGCGAATAAACTAGTAGGAACTGTTTTAGGAATTTCAGGATAATCTTCTTTATACACCCATATATAAGGGTTTACTTTAGAACCGGTTATATTTCTCTGTTTTAAAGCATTTGATAATGTAGTTACATGAATACCAGTTTTTCTAGATGCTTCGTTTACTCCAGAGTATTCTGCAATAAACTCTCCGTCTTTAGTATATTGTAACACTGGTTTTTTTCTAGTAGCCCCAATTTGTCCAGATTTCCAATAAGCTTCTCTTGCTTCAGTTACTATTTTACCAGCTTCTGATAGTTTAATTCTGGTAGCTTCAGTAACTTCTCTTCCTATAGCCTTTTGACGAATTTTTTCTTTAGTTTCTTCAGATACTATTTTACCAAAAGTTCCGTCTCCTCCTTCTGTCATATTGTATCCAAATTCATCTTGAAGACTATTATATTCGGAAATATATTGTTGTTCTTTTTTAGTTAGTTCTTCCCAGCTATTTGCAAAATCTACAAGCTCTACTGAGAAGTTTTCTTTGCCATATTTACGTATAGCTCTATGAAGTTTGAAAGGACAGTCGTGCTCGGCACTATAGATATGCTCTTTCCACCGAGCACTTATTCCTTTACTTGTAATTCCAATATATACTTTATTATTTACCTTGTTCGTTATTTTATAAACATCATATGATCGTAACATAATATCTTAAGTTTTGGTTATATCTATATAACGCTAAACTTACCGCAAGGTTACCAATAAATGTATAAAAAAGTTAGAATTAGTCTTCAGCTTCCATGATTAGTTCCCCACACGCACGTGGATCCCTTAACATTATTCCCATTTCTCCAAGGAAGAATACCGTATAGCCATCCTTACCATTAGATCTCAGCGTATTCTTAGAGTTAGCATAACCAGACGGAGCTACAGCACCACCAGTATACCAAGTTACGAATTCACGATCTTTACGAACTACTTTAACAATGTTAGCTTCACCATCACGACGACCCAGATCCAGGAATGTCATACGATATGACTCCAGAGGTTTCAGAGTAACCGGATGCAACTGACGATTATAAGTAGTATCATCATACAACGGGAAATACTTCAAAGTAAGCTCAATACCATTAGTCATCTGATAAGTCTTGAACTGACCACCAAATTTCAGGTTATCACCAGAACCAGTTACAAATACAGTATCCATGAGGTTCATAGTAGCTACTTTTTCCTTCAAAATACGGTCAAATTCACGCATACCCATTTCACCAGTCAAAGCAACAAACTTACGTTCGTTAGTACCAAGTACATTATAAGACAGGTCAAACAAGAAATCTTCCAGCAACTCGGCTGTCAATCTAGTATACATACGCTTGTTAGACGGAGCAATCTGTTCCAGCAAACCAGCACCGATAAATACCGGACGACCGTTAGTACCCTTCAAGTTACAAGAACCATCTTTATTTACATTAGATTTCATGTAAACAAGCATACGTTCACATCTCTTATACCACTCGCGCAGAGCTAACCATTCCTGATAATCAGCCCACAGATAAGATTTCTTACCAGTCTTAGGATCTTGCAAAGCAATAGCCATTACTGTAGAGTAAGCAGAACCTGTAATATCGTAGTTAATACGAATAGTAGTCAGGTAGTTACGCATCTTAAAGTGAGTACTATAGTTCAGGATATCACCTTCTTCACTGTATTCTTCAACAGCAGAAGCAAGACGAGATACTTGAGAACCAGCTTTCAAATATTTAGCAGGTACATATGAAGCAGGATTACCATCTGCAATAAAGCAAGTATAAACCCACAAGTTACCATCCTGATACGGAGCACCGGCAACACGCAACTGATAATCTTTGTTATCCAGTTCAAGAACTGCTGTAGGACCAAACCAGTTTTCTTCTAACCACAGATAAATAGGAGTATTACCTAAACCAGCTGTAGTATTGTCATTGATAGCAGCACCATTCCATTTAGCATCTCTAATAGTAATAGCTCTATCTGTATCAATCATTACATTCCACTCCCAGTTCGGCTGATCAATAGTCATTACATTACCAAGACCGCCAGTCAGCATGTCAAGGGAAGTATTGTAACCATTATCTTTAGTTCCAAATACATAAGATAACACGGTAGCAACCTGATACGGATTCTATTGCGAAGCTGCTGAAATCTTGTTAGTATCAATCAGGTCAGAAAAACGCTTACCTTTGTACAGAACCAAGTTATTAAGAATATTATTATCCATAAAATATTAGTAAATTATAATTTAGTTGTTATTTAATCTACACGCAATTGTCGTGCAAAAGAATCCCACATAGACTCAGTGCTAGTGTTATCCTGTCTTCTAGTCTTTCTACTTACTCCTGTTTTACTTAAGCTATTTTTAAATTTATTAATAGCCGCAGTAGAGCCTTCGCTCTTTGCTGCCTTTAGTAAAGTATCACCTTTCATAGTAAAGTAGGCAGACTCGAGTAAGTTTTTCACGCTTTTGGAATAGTCTTTCTGATACTGAGTCTTTCCATCAGCTGTGGGTTTGAATATATATTCTAATAATGCCTATTTATCTTTTTGAGGTATTTTAATTCCACGAATATTATCCATGCCCTTTATTTCAGTCACAACGGAGTTAAAGTAATCCCGTTGACGCTTTTTAAGCTCCTTAGCACTCTTTTCTTGTTCTTCTAATAGCTGTTGTTTCTTTTGTTCTCTAATGTCTCTAAGAGCTTCTAATGCGTCCGTAGCCTCATCCTCAAGTAAACCAGCATCTTCATATTTAGTAAGCTTCTTATCTATTTGCTTATTATTAAAGCCTTTTTCTTTCAAGAACTCCTTAAGTATAAGTTTTTGGTTTACTTCATTATCCTCAATTTCAAAATCTTCTAGATCTAGTTCTCCATCAATTTGGAAATAATCTCTTAAATTACCTCCATTCTTAACAAATTTATCTAGAGCTTCTACTTCTTCACTAGCATACTGTGGTACTGAATTCTCTTCAATTACCTCTTGGAAGTACTCTACTAACTCTTCTGCTGTCTTAGGTTTTTCATCATCTTCTACATCTTCCCAACCAAGTCTTTCAGAAATAGAGTCAAAGAAACTGATAATTGTATCACTTTCAGAGTCATCGTCAGATATACCGTCATCCACAATATTGTCATTATCATCATCATTGTTATCTAAATCATTATCGGGATCATCATCTGTATCACCTTCCTTCTTATCTTTCTTATCTTTCTTAGAAGATGTTTTTACAGTCGTGTTATCCTTAGGTTCTTCTTTAGGCTCTTCTTTATCAGGATTGTTATTCTTACGAATTTCTTCTAACTCTTCATCAGTTAACTCTTCACCAGCTCCATCAAAATCATCTTCGAGACTGGTATTAAATGTATTTTTATTTGCTACACCACCTAGCATGAATTCTTCAAATACTTCAAAGCCGTTCAATGTGTTCTTATCCATAATTATATATAATTAGATTAATTGTTTTTCTTTCTTCCTTTGTGTTTCCAACGTCTAGCGTTCTAAGCAAATATCGCCCTCTTACGTGTTAAAGGATTCTTACTATGCGTAAGTTCTTCTGTAGTCTTGCCTGTTCTTTTCTTTAGAGCATTGAATTTGCCTCTATTCTTTTTCTTAATATGAATACCACCATACTTATATGAAGGTATAGGGTAAACCGGCATAATACCTGTATAGTCTATTAAATCATTCATTTAGATATTTATTAGGTCCTAAACTAGAACAATCAAATGGCTAACCTTCTACTAAACAATCTATTAAGTAGTTTATAATAAAGTTCTTTTCTTTTCTGCATATGGAATAGAATAATCATCTCCAAATTGCTTTCTTACCTCATTAGCTCTATTAGTATAACTAGGATCTTCCATCACCCTCTCAATAATACGATACTATTCATTAGCATAATTAGACTTAGCCTAATCTAGTTTTTCTAATTGAGAGAATTTAGCATCAAGTAATGACTAAGTATTCTTATTTACAGTAGGAATTTGCTTAATTGCTTTCTTGGCTTTCTATAATCCACTCGGTATAAATGGTAATATCCCTAATGCAGCTAAACCAGCTCCAGTCCAATCTTTTTCTGTAACAGCATTATACACATCTCTAGCAGATAATGCATCTCCTATAGGAGTTATATTGGCAGCATCTTTTAGATCTATAACAGGTTTAAGTCCTTGTTCTTTAGGTCTACCATCTGAAGTTCTACCTAATTTGATATTAATAGCTTTAGTAAAGTCATCATTAGGATTACCTACTTCACCTCCTTCAGCATAGTTGTATGCAAAAGTATTAGTAAGATCTGATATATCCTGAGTAGTAATATCTTTCCACTAATCAGGAATTACAGCCCCTTTGTCTATCATTTCCTATATATCATCAGAACTAAGCTATCTATTAGGATCAATGTAGTAATTACCAGTATCATCCTTTAAAGTCTAATTCTTACCTCTAAAATCCCAAGTTTGTGCGTGTTTTTCATTAGCTTGGTTTATATAGTCTGAATATTGTGGATCATTACTAGGTATACTTATATTTGGAGTAGAATCTAAAATAGCTGGGTTATTGTCTCCTACTATATGACCTATACCTTCGTGCCATGTGTTTCTAGGAGCTCCATAATATGAATACATACTCGGTACTGCAAATCCTTTAGTGCCTTTAGCGTTAATAGCTTGTAATTGTGATTTAATATTCTGTTCTGTTGGAGTATAACCTTGTGAAATTAGATTATCTTTCATAGCTTCTGTAGGATTCTTCCAGGTAGCTTTATCTATATCTGAAAGTATTTTATCTAACTTACCATCACCCAATTGAGATCTGTACTTTGTATTCTTAGCTCTTTCTTTATACCAATTAGTAGCAAATTCTTTCTAATAAGTATTTTGATTCTATAACATCACGTTATAGTCTAGTTTGTCTCCTATAGTTGATTTTTTTCGTATATCTTTCAATGATTTACGAGCTACTTCTCCACCATCTGCATACACGTTTATAGGACCTTCTTCTTTTGATTTAGTATATACTTTATCTCCAACAAAGTAAGTATTGTAACCTATTTTAGCATCTTCTGCTAATCCTTTCCAGAATGTAGGATGTAAAGATGTTTTTAATATTTCTCCTGTTTGAGGATTTCTAGTAGGCAAATGATAAAATCCGTCATTTTCTAAAATAGGCTAAGCTCCTGATTCATATGCTCCTCGCATATTATATTCAGTATCATCTGTATACTTAAGATTATCAGGTAAACTATTCCTCCAATCCCAATAGCCTTTACCGGGATTGTTTTCCCGGTAAGACTTTAGATTTTGCATTCTCTATTTAAATGCTTGTTTATCCATGTTAATATTCACATGTTTCTAAATATAACTCTAATAAATTAATAAGATTTTTAGGATCAGAAGAATGAGCTTTAAGAGATATCAATGGTTTTTCATCTACCATTGCTATCTTATCACGTAATAGCAAATGATACTTTAAACCATTTCCATCTAAATCGCAAGTATACCACCAATAACAATTATAGTTATCATTAAGATCTTCAGGGTATTTTTCCTAAAGATATTTTATAGTTTCATTCTTGTCCATAAAATTTTATCTTATCATTTACTACCTTTACCTTTTTTATCACCGGATTTCTTTCCGCCTTTTCCACATGCCATAATTATTCCTCCTTAATTTTATTTTTATAACTACCTATTTTTACATACTTAAACCATGAATAGTGTTTACGCTCTTTACAGTAGTTTAAGTTTTTATCATTGTTGTGAGCTTCCTCTTCAAAGCTAACGTCATGATATTTATCGCTTTGTTTATTCCACTTACAAGATAACATTATACAAAGATATTCTAATCCATACCATAAGTAAAAGGAATCCAAAGCATTTCCTGCATATATTTTAGATGTATCTTTTCATGGTTGTATTCAGTTTCTGTTACAACTACATCATTTCTCTGAAATATAACACCAAAGAAATTCATTAATTTATATCCTTTAAATGGTATAAATTTATTCTTGATTATCTTCATATTACTTCTCTCCTACTACTTTATTCTGTTTTGCAGTACGTGCTTTTAATTGTTCACGTTCCATAGCAGCTTTGTCTTTCTACTTCTGCAATTCCATTTCTTGCTTCATTTTCTATTTTTCAAGTTCAATCTTCTTATTCTCAATTTCACGTTTCATTTCCATTTCACGTTTCTTATTATTGAACTCAAATTGTTTAGAAGCAATATCAGAATTTACCTTTTGTTGTTCAATAGCTTGTTTACCTATTTCAATTACATCAGGCACTCCTGATCCGTCTTGATCCATATTTTCAGCACCTCTATAAGCATTTAATTGAGCAACAGTGATCTTAGTAGCATTATTAGAATCAATTTCATATTTCTTAAGATCCATTTCTGCTTCTTTAAGCATAAGCTCTTCTTCTTTAATTTCATTCTGAATCTGAGCCATTTGCTGTTCACGTTCTGCTTGAGCTTGTTCCATAGCCTATTGCTATTCCATTCTCTTCTGCTCTATTTCTTCTAATTTACTTCTAATCATAGTGACATTATCCATAGTAATAATCTCAGCTATATCAAGTAAACTAGCTCCATTTTGCATAGCAGGTTGCATTAAGTTCTTAAGAGCTTCTATCTGCTGTTGATTCTTAGTAGTATCTTCTACAAATATATCCATATCTTCATAGAAGAAATCATCTGATAAAGTTAAAAATGCTCTAGTAGCATCATCTAATACGTACTGTATACTAGTCCTGTTATCTTTCCAAGCATGTTTAGCTGTGTCTAATAACATAGTTAAACATTCTTTTTTTACCTAATTATGAACCCAAAACCAAGGTTCAGTAATATGAGCTGACTATACTACAGATCTTTCTACGTTACCTACTAATTCATTAGATGAAATAGAACCTTCTCTTTGTTTACTTACTCCGGATATTTCAGATAACATAGATTCTATCTTATCCATTAGATTAATATACTAGTCTATAGTATTAGCCATAGTAAGATCAAGCGCTGATATCTAATTGAACTGACTAGGCTTACCACCTTCTCTACCTGGAATATCCCAACCTTCTTCATAAGGATTTACAAAGTTAACTCCAAGGGCTGATAAATAATGCATCCACTTAGCTACATCTATATTCATAGACTTAGGTATCTAAGTAATGTCCATAGTAACTACTTTACCCTTATCTCTAGCCATAGCTAATTCAAGACGATACCATAGTACAATATACATATATTGTAGTGGCTTCATCATACTAACAAGACTACGTGGTCTACTATTAGTATTGTTATATATTACTCCAGTATATGGTAATCTTTGAGCATTAGGATTATCAGCAGATATATGCTAGTACTCAACAGGCTATATACCAACATATATATCTTGTCCTATTCTATATCCTTCCCATACTTCAATAATCCATTTCCATTCAACATCAAGTTCATTACCTGTTTCTTTATAGGTTTCATCTACTTGATACTCTTCTGGCATACCTGTTTCAGGATTAATTATATTGACAAAACCAATCTTCTTTAAAGATTTCCAACAGCAATGCCATACGTGTATATTATCAGCTTCTTCAAAAGGATTAGAACTAAAACCATTTATACTGTGAGTTTTAATGTGAGGATAGTCTAAAGATGTTTTTCTTACTTCTGGAGTTACACCACCTTTAGAGCGATCATCCATCATATCTAGTAACTCATTTAGTTGTTTTTCTGACATTTTATCATATAACCTATCATATACTTCAGTAAGAGACATAATCATCTCATAACAACACCATTGAGCCTCGTGTATAAACTCTAAGTCAGATGTATCTGAATCATAATCAAAGTATATTGGATTAATACGCTGCAAACACGGTTCTCCATTTACTATACCAACGTAGTATATTTCTTCTCCACCTATTAAAGCATCTTTCCACCCTTTAAAGAACTCATGAGTAATATTTAATTTATTCTTTAAGTAATTAAGACTATGATATGCGGTTATTTCAGCAATATCCTTATAGTCTTTACTTATGTACTTTTGTATCTACTCAGGAGTCATTATTTCTCCAGACTATAATGCTTCTTGATACCTAGCTTGTTCTTCAGGTCCTAGTTTACTCATGATTGTCGCTTGAATATAATCAACAATCATTTGTTTAGCTTTATCCTGTATTTCGCTAGTAGCTATATCACTAGTATGTACTACTCTGAAGTTAAATGGTCTTTTAGTTTCTTCTCCTAAAAGTAAATCAATCTTTGGCTTTATTATATTATAGTCTTGAGCCATAGCTGGAAATCCATCCTATTGTTTGAATGGATTAGTAACATACTTAAGATCTTTTTCACTATATATACTATTGTATAGATCATAGTAAGTCTACATTTCCTCTTTACGGCTTCTATTGTTACCATCTCTAGAACTACCTTGACTATGCCCAGCTATGTAATCTACACAGGCTTCTTTCCAGTCTTGAGTCTTCTTAGACATAGGTAGTCTCTATAAGGGAAATTGATTAATATTTCTCATAATTAAAACATATATGCTTCTATATTATCAGCCATTTCGTCGTCACGAAACCACTGTTGAGTGAATATAGGGCCATCAAATAGTACCCTATTTCTATTCTCTTTTTTTACTTCTTTTACTTTAACATTATAGAGCTATTCTCTATATATCATTACCTGTGTCAACGCCATTACTCTATCCACGTTGACTACATCATTAGCAGCTATAAGCTCTTCTAATAGCGGTTCTGACATAATGTTGTATACATTTTTCTTTCCATCAGCATTAATATCATTAAGCCAGTCTTTTATAAGACCCCAACCCCACTATTTGATCTGTTTATTCATATGACAACCTTTTTTTCTATTTACTTTAGAATTACTAACAATGTCATTAATAATATCAGGTTGGTCAGCTAGTAAGTAATCACAATGCTTATTAGTAAAGTAAACAAATATACCTTTATTTTGATTTTCATACATTGCTCTAGCGTTGTAATATAACAATAATTTTCTTACATTTTCATAAAACTCTTCTGCTGATTTAGGTCTACCAGTATACTCAGCTACTATAATATCTGAATATTGTTCTATAGATTGAACACGCTTATATATAAAGCAGGAACCTAGAGACGTAGTACTTGATTCATCATAGTCATAACTATCGACACCCGCAATGTATAATCCAGGACTAGCATCTTTATTAGGATGCTCCCATATCACTATAGATCCAGTTGGATCATCTCCTATTAGAGCTCCTGTAGTTTCATCTCTTTTAGTTCTTAAAGGATAGTGAGTTATGTCTCCAGTCTTCTTAATTACCCATTTAATGGTACCATCAGGTTGCTATACTAGATCTCCTACCTATTTATGATTCTATAGTTTCTTATTAGTTCTAAGTAAAGATAGCTATTCCTATAATTCTTTTTTAGGAAATATATTACCATTAAATTCTAGCATAGCCTCAGCAGGAGTAATAGGTCTCTCTGCTACATATCGGTCTACTGCTGCATTACTAGTAGCATTAGATATTACTATCTATCTTTCGGCTAATATATGTTCTAAAGACTTTTTTCTAAACGTATTACCATCCTCATCCATGTATATACGTTTACCTTCTTTATCACGTATATCAAGGTTAGTATATTGAGGTACAAAGAATCCACATTTATTAGTAGTAGCTGTTTCATCCCATATGTTATCAAATCCTAAACAGTTATAACCATCGGGATTATAGAACATATCCTTCATAGTTTCAAATGCAGAACCTTCGTCACCACCTGTTCCCCATACGATCATAGTACCAAATGCTATACCATCTACTTCTACTGATGGTCTTGCAATTTGCCATGCTGCTCCTAATTCTGAGAAAGAACCACCCTCTTCAAACAAAATAAGATTAGCTTTTTTACCACGAACTACATCCGGATTATCTTTCAAAGTAACACCAATAATCTCTGATTTGTAACCCATTTCTATTACATTTCCATAGTCATCCTTAGTATAGAACCCCGCACGTCTACGCATCTAAGTATTAACAGATCTCTTCTTACCCCAAGCTGTATTTTTATCTATAAAGTCCATATAATCCCATGCTTTAGTAAGAATACCATCATCAGTCAAATACTACTTATTTGATGCATATATAAATGTTTTACTATTAGGAATTAAGTAATAGTTTCGGCAAGCCATAGCTCCCCCTTTATAAGAGAATCCCTTTCTACGTGACTTTAATAAGCACAGATGTTTACCTACTTCTTCTGCTTCTTGAACTGCATTAAAGTAGTAATAGTCATAATCCCAGAAATCAGGAAAGCTAACTTCATTTACACGTTTTACCACTGTATTACCTAACTTATCAGTAGTAATATGGTTAACTATTCTAGATATAGGACAATAGTTTAAATAAAAATAGTTATATCCACTGATAAAGTCTCCATCATCAGCAGTATAACCATTAATACACCTATCTCTTTCTTCATCCCAGAATTTATAAAATTCTGTAGTTCCTTCTGGATACGTACAGTATTGTCCTGTCTTTATAAACTATAAAGCAGGGCCTCTAAATTTATTGGATGACTTAATCTTCTTATTGAAGTCTACCATTCTTGTTCTTACTATTTGATGAGATTATTTAAAGCTTCTTTTATAGTTTTCCTGTTTTGTTTCTCTAATTCTCCCAACGCCATATTCCACATTTCCAGATTAATTGAATACTCATCAAGTTCGTCCTGCATAAAAAAAGTTACATTCTTACCTCTAAGTTTATCCATATTAGTACGCTTTATATTTAAAAGGGGCGCGTTTCACAACGAACCCCCTTCTTCATTTAAAAAACATGTTTAACATATGTTGCGGACCCACGACTCGAACGGGAACTTATGATTATGAGTCATACGAGATGCCTTTTCTCCAATCCGCAGTACACAGGCTTATACGTGACACCTGTCTAACACGCTGGCTTACGATCCAGTCCTTCATTAGCTGTATTTACTATTGATCAGATAGTAAGTGACTTAGGAAGTTACGTTGCTCCTCAAAAGCTTCAATATTTTAAGTAGTTTACCAGTACGGATCGCACTTCTGCGCCCAAATCCTTTAGTATTTAATGTGCAGTTTGAATATACTACATTACAGTTTTTCCGATAAACTACTTATATTATTGGTCGGCGCGGTAGGAGTCAAACCCACCCGGTCGGCTTCAGAGGCCACACTGTTTTAGAGACAGTCCATGCAATCGTACATCACGCGCCGTGCACGTAGATATATTTTAATTGCCTCTACGTATGGCAAATGTATTTAGAACCAGCTAAATAGTCTTTTATACCAAGGTTTCTTAGCTACTACTTTACATAATACAGTATCTACTTCTTTAATCTGTTCCCAGAAATCTACTGCGTCTTTAGTAAGATCAAGAGTAATAATCAATTTTGTTCTCATAATTTGTTCAATTTACTGTTAAAACGTATTGTTTAATTTAGGTTATAAATTAATGTATTATCTTACCAACTCATAAGGATTAACCTTAGCATCACCTTTAACTTTACCCATAGCTACCTCTTCAGCCTTAACCATATTCTCTAGAGTATCAATACTTTTAAGTACGTTACCTACAGATGTCATACCAGCCAATAAGTCTTTAATTTTCTTCTCATCTAGAGTATCGTCAAGCGATTCTTTATAGTACTTACTGATGCTATCTAATTTCAGTCTCATATTATCAAGCATCTCCAGCGTACGAGTATAACAGAATGCTTTATAGTCGTTTTCACAGCTAATCTCTTCAGCAGTAAATTGGTAGTTTTCATCACCAAATATTTCTTTTTTTAGCTTTTCCTCTCTACTATCAGCTTCCATACTCTGAACATACGGACTATTCCATTTATTCATAAGTACTATATAACTAATTACTTTAGTGGCGTGCTCTTTATCTGGCTTATCAGCATCCCATACTCTTTTAAAGCATGGGATACCTAAAGCATCAGAATGAATAACTACTTTTCCTCCAATTATATCAAATAGTTTCATTAACTTCTATTTTCTTAGTTAAGCTTTCAAACCATCTACTAATGTCATCTTTAGCTACTAGATCAGTGCATACTACTACTTTAGTATCATAATCTACACCATTCCAGTTAACAAAGTGTAGTATTAAATCTCCTTTGTTGTAGTCTACTACTTCAGTATCAGTAACTACTTGACCTGGCTATTCAGCAAAGAATGCACATCTAATATCAAAGTCATTAGGAGTAATCTTAAGAGAATTAGTTTCTACGTCATATAGAAACTTGTTTCCATATTTATCTATTAATAATTTATCCATATTTTAGTAATTATCCGACGTCTTCACAAACTGATTCACAACTATCACATATTTTTTCCCCACTATTTCTGTTTCTCTCTTTTTCAAGAAACTCCTTCTTACGTTCGTAATAATTGTTCAAATCATTATTATTAATAATAATGATTTCTCCTTTTCCTCCGCCTCCAATACGATACATGAGTAAAACAACAGCACCTTTTTTTACTTCATATTCCTCACCTTCTCTTACAATAATGCCGTCTTCTTCAATAAACCACATATAATCTATAACATAGCTACGATCTATATAATCTATGTCTAATTTATCAGTATCTAGTTTTACTAGATCACTTCTTTTAGAAATAATATATTTATTCATAATGTCTAATTTTTAATCAATTCTATAACCTAAATAATATTCTTTACTCAGTCTATATAATATACTTTCAGCCAACTACTTTGGTATATTAGGATTTACATAATCAGGATTAATCTTGTACTTTTGTAGTATCTTCTAGAACTACGCTATCTCCTTTTCTAGACTCTGAGTTGTTATATTGCTGCGTATATTTTTCATATAATTTATCACATAAGTAGTCTATCTGATCTGCTCTATCAAGTGTAGCTCCTTTGTTAGTATTATCTATAATCATATCTGTTACTGCATCTAACATATCTCCACTAAACTGATCATACATAAGTTCTCCAGATAGTATCAATTCTTCTACTTTATCAAATAGCTTCTTCATTTTCTTTGTGAACATAGAACTGTTTGTACTACCTTTTTCTACGTTCCACATTGCTATACTTTCTTCCTTTGTCATTGTTTATTAAATTTAATTACGCTGCTACTAATGCAACTTGCTGCCCAGCCAAGTAAATAAGCATAGCACTCATTTCTACTGAAAACATCTGCTGATAACCCAAGGCTATCGAATATATAATCTGTAACATGTGTTGCTTCATGTGGTATAGTATTTGATAATTCTTTATCATCTAACCCAAGTATAACTACTAATACACCAGCTTTTCCAGTATTTTTATGTATTACAGGTATTGTTACAGCATCTATAGTACCAGATTCATATTCTTCTATTAAGTCACTATAAGCGTTAGGATTCTCTTTATTGAAATCAGTTATATCACAAAATATAAATATGTCATCTAGATCTTCAATATTATCGGTAACCCAAAGTAATCTAGGATAAATTACAGGATCATATTTATTAATCTTTCTTTTCATACTGTTTCTTTAACTTAATTTTACCTAAATATGTGAATCTGATAGCTTTGTCTTCCATATTTGTTATAGCTTCATTAGCAAATCTAAATGGGCTGTTACATATAACTTCTATAACATGATAAGGCAAATTATACTTATTACTTAACTTAGTATATATACTTGGTTGATTTTTCATTGAGCTTTACTCTTTTATAGTATTTACATTCATTGAGAGTAATAGGTCCACTGATAGTGTTTGGTCTAATTATATTGATTACATCTGCTATATCTAACCAACTCTTAGAGTAATGTAAATCATTAGCTATGACAGTTAGTTTATTAGCTTCTAATTTACTATATTTACGTATAGGCTCATATATAGCTGTATCATTGTCAAAGTTTCCATTAATACTTAGTAACTCCGTTTTTTGAGTAATAAGAGTAAACCTATTATATGGCAAACACTTATTCCATAAACTATACCAGGCTTTCTTAAGAAAATTATAATCTTTCCAAACTATAATAGATCCAGGCTCAAGCATTGTTGATTGTATTTTCATCTTTATTCAATCTTAAAATTATAGTTATCTGTACTCTATCACCGATTACTTCTGGTATTAAAGCCTTATTGACTACTACTTCATCTTCAATTTTACCTTTCACAAGTATACCAGAATTTTTAAATTTAGTAATGTATCTACTCAAGTTATCTGGAGTAATACCTAACGTTTTTCTAATATACTTCCTATTTTCAGTACTAATTACATTCTTACTGATATTAGGGAGCTTCGGAGTATTTATATCTATTTGTATAAATGTAGATAATAATTCTAACTCCCTATCAGTAAGCTTAAGTATACCATTAAGGCTTCTTAGAAATTCATTGTATAAATCGGTTTTAGAGACTCCCTTAACCAATTTATTCATTTTCTAATCTAGCTTTAACGTTATCTGCGAATTTAATCAAATTATAAAGTACAGTCTCAGCCTCTACCTTAACACAAGGTTGCATTTCTCCTTTTTCAAACTTATCTTGTGTGTCCTTAAGATTCTGTTTATACTCTTCAATCTTCTCATTTAAGAAGTTAATAGTTTCTTCGATTTCTTTAGAAGAAGATACCTTGACCATAATTTCTTTTTCAACTAATTCGTCTGCTGTTATAGGATCTAACATAGCTGATCTGAACTTATCACCACTTGTAATATCAAGAGTATATGCATCAAGTTCTTCATCGTATGTAAGAATATCGCCTTTCTTAAAGAATCCGTCTTCTTTTACTACTTTTAAATTTTTCATCTTTCTAACTTTTTACAGGCCCACAATACAAATACACCTATTAATATTGCTAATAACCATTGTTTTTCTTCCATATCACTAAAACGGTTATGTTAAAAAATTGTTAATACTTTTTAACATTTGTTAACATTTAAAGTATATACAAAGAAAAACCCCAGCCGAAGCCAGGGTTTATTCACGATGATATGTATAAATATTTATTATCTACAAATTGCTATTACGTCATAGGTTTTGACTAATTGACTATTCTTGAACAAATCGAAGTCTTTAGCAAATTTCTTATTATATACTACCTTATCTCCGATATTTAATTCATCTTCTTTATATGAAGACGGCAATGCTAAAACAATGCCAGTAGCCCATTCAGATTCTACTTCCTTTGTTTCTGTCTTTGTTTCGTACTTGTTATATCCTTCTTCATCCTTCTCTCCTGTAGGAATCTGCTCTGTAATTTCCTTAGTAACCATAATAGGATCTAAAGGCTTCACCAATGCATCCTTTAAAAAGGTATAATTAAGTTTCTCTAAAACTGTTTCTAATACTTTATCTTCGTTCATATTCTTTAACTTAGTTTAATACTATAACGTAAAGTATAGTAATAGGTTCTTATTTTATTGCTTTATTTTAAGTATATTACCGCCATTAGAAGTACAGTAAGTAACTGCTTTAACTGGGCAAGTTAATTGACTTTGAAAGTAGCAACCATCACATTTACCTCCTTTGGATGATTCTACTATAAACTGTTTACCATTTATATCTATAGGCAGTTTATTCTTTATTATTCTTGCCAATTCTGGATCATTTATTGTCATTTACTTTCCCCTTTCCGTGCTTATCTAAGTAAAGCATAGCTATTGCATTCCAAGCTACAGCAGCCAAATGATTTACTTTAGTTTCTTCATCAATCTTATTTCCCTTTTCATACTCAAGTAAGTGTCTTAACATAGCTGCTTTATAACGTTGATAACCATTTTCTAAGCCTTGCCAGTTATTATCACCATACTTAATAGAACCAGCTGTATAAAGCTTTACTATGTCTTCAATTTCTTCTAATGGTAGTAAATCCCATCTTAACTTACCATCTTGAAAGTCATTCTTCTTCCCCTCTTTCATAGTAGACGTATATTTGTTCAGTACCGTAACTATAATTTTCTAGTATACCTTTATCTATACCTATTATTGTAGCCTCATTATTAAGCGGAGTCTTATACTTAAATACTAGTGTATCAGGAACATTTTCAAATATATCTGTAATAATATCAGAACTAATATATAATTTTACTTTAGAAATATTATTTCTATTGTATATATTGTCTATATTATTATTAATATCATTTATAATATCTTTGTACATATTTACTTATAATATGACTTTCTTTAGTATATAACCTTGAGTACAATAACCAGTAATTCTAGAAGGACAGCTTCTATCATATAGACTACAACCTTCACACATACCTTTATGCAATTCAGGTACTAATTGATAAGGTTTATTACCGTGATATATTATCTTTCCAGAGTAGGCTTTATCAACTTTAATTTCTTTATTCATATGTATTATCTTAAGTAAAGTAGTTAATTAGTTATCTAGAGTAAGAGTAGTTATATATGGCTTACTTATGATATAGAACTTATTAGTCTATATTAGTAGATTAACCCCTCTTACTCCCCTATAAACGTCTAATATGCTATTTATGTTACCTTTTCTTTAACATTTATTAACATTATTTATAGTTATTTAACGCTATTAAGTTCAATGTTTTTAACATTCATTAACGATTTTAACTCATCAGCTAACTTTCTAGCATCTGGATGAGCTGCACCACTACAACGTAATTCAAAGAAATGTTCCCAGTCACTTTCAAAACCTGTCATTACTAACTCTGTCTTAGTTGCATTAGGGAGTATTGCCCTTGCTTCTTGTGGTTTTAATCCTTTATTTATTAGTAGTCTGTATTGCATTCCTGCATTGTTCAAGCACCATAAAAAGTTGTCCGCTATACCATTATCTGAAGGCAATTGAATCTTCATATTATCAATATCACACCAATCTCCATCCCAGTAAGTATAATCTCCAGTAGGTATATTTAACCAAGTAGGTTTAATAAAAGTAAGCTCATTATTAAATTTATCCTTATTGTAGTTACAATATCTCTGAGATTCTTGTGCAAAGCTAAATACTCTATGTCTAACAAACTCATGGCTTACTCCTCTATCACATATAAACCTGGCTGTAATACGTTTTTCATGATACTCTGTAGGTTCTACTTGATACTGCAAATCGTCTAATCTATTATTTTCTACTAGCACTCTTAAGTTAGTAGTTATGTATAATACTCCGTAATTGCCTTCGTAAGGATGGTCAGCTTCTATTTTATAGATTACTTTAGAGTAGGTACTATTGGTCAAATGTCTCCAATATAGCATAGCTGGTGGAATATTACCGTTAACTGTCTCACGTATTCTTAAGTAAATAGTACCATGCTCTAACATAGCTCCATGACCTAACTTGATCATACGATCTACAAACTCTTTAGCACTATTCTCTGTTATCTTATCCTCTGACTTATAACAAGTTCTCCCTGCTAACTCTATCATCTTATAAGGATCTTTTTCCTCAATTATCTGTACACTAGATTCTATTAGTTTCATATCTATTTGGTTTTATATATAAAACGTAATTATTAAGAATATTTACATAAATTTAACATATTTTATAAAAATTTTTTAGAAATAAAAATTGATAGTAAAGACGTGTGTGTGGACTACCCACAAACAAATCCCCCACCACTGTTAGAAATCGGGAAGTCCCCGGTAGGGTTGATGAGTTTACTTATGAAAACACAACAGAAAGCAAATCAACTACTACTGTCAATCATTGCATTATTAACTAAATCTTACTTATTATGTCTGATTGTTTATTTACTCCATCTGATACAGATGAAGACTATGCTGATGCATGGTTCAATTGGGATTAATATAAGGGCTGTAATAGCCCTTATTTGCTTTGATTATCAACTTAAAACTTTATAAATATGCTTAACAAAATCAAATTGTATATTGGCTATTGGCTTATTATGTTGTCTTTCTATAGATATAGGAAGGTATTTGTATGGGATTGGTTTACTCTTAAAGAGTCATTCAAAGTAATCTCACATCCTGAGGATTATGACAGTGCTACTGTTGCAGAAAGCTATACAGTGTTTGCACACACTAATACAGAATTACGTAGGAAAGTAGAACTATTTGAACGCTACGGATTGTGAATGCATGCAACTACATAGTACACAGTACTCAGTATTGCCACAAAGGCTGCGCACAGGAAGCAAATCAGGCACAGCTGCCAGCCATTGGGGGAAGCGAGAAGGAATTCATAGTGTTTGCCATTGTTTGAGTGATGATATATCACTCACCCACATTCTTCCACTTCTCCCATTTTCAATGTATTACCTCATCAAGTAATATATAGCTATAATTTACAAATCACCAAAAACCTAAGCACTGTACAGGTTAAGTGCATCATGTCATGGCACGTTATAAATTAATCGAACCGTTAATCAAAACAGTTGAACAAGGTAAGCAGAATGCAGGCACTAAGTATTTAGTAGCCAAACTTCAAAATACCTTGTGTCCATGGGAAGACATGCAAACATTTACTTGTTTCATTCAACCCATTGTGAACATACTTACTCCATTGTTATCAATTCAACATGGAGGAACAGCACAAGCAGACCAACCAATTCCTGAAGAATTACAGTATGTAACAGGATGTTGGATTGACTGGTGTCCACCACAGAAGTTCTACAAACAACATCTGTCAGACCATCCGGCTCAACCTGCAACAGCAAATCGACCAGCAAGAGAAGCAATCAAAGCTGGTTCGCTCGTAACGAAAGGTGGAAAACCTATTCTTTACACTACACTACGAATATTCTGTCAATATTATATTGACGAATTCGGAGAAAAACAATGGATACGTGGAGGTTCTCCTGAAGAAGTAGGACAAAGAGCATTCAGTGCTTATTGTGTACCAGCTGAAGAAGATAAAGCTCCTCAGTTTGTACCAATTACTCCAGCTCCTGAGATAATTGGAGGTCAAGTAGTACAGCCAGCTCCAGCTCCTACAGCACAAGGTCAACAGCCAACCTTTACACAAGCACCACAAGGAGGTCAACCATTACCTTATTAACACAGAGACCGACAACGTGTTACCGCTGACAGACCGGGAATAAGAATAGTCTGTCATTTTTAAAATCTAAGTTTATACTTTTATTTGCATCCTAGTTTAGTTAGGTTGAGTCACCATGTAGAACTCGTAATGCAAATAACATGACAGACAAAAAACTCAATAACTTCCCAAGACATTGAGGGCACCAGTTTCTTACTGACAAAACGTTTGAGAGGCTGTACGACTATCATGGTCAACTCTGTTAAGAGACGATTGATAGTAAAGTACTATATGCGTGGTTAAAATCCACTGACTCAAAACAACTAGAGTAAGTTTTAGGTGTAAAATGCAAAATCAATGGGGATATCAAACGTCTCCAAAAAGCTCTTCTAATTTGCTTTCTACGTGGTAATAGAAAATATGAAATCTAGGAATCGCAAACTCGCCTAGAGAGTAAGAAGTAGTGAGTTAAGTTCGTATTGCTTGCAAAGAACTTATCAATATTAATAAAGCAATAAATAACGAGCAACTGGCGTGAAAAACCAACAGTATGAAATAATGCTCCAAGGTATCTGTTAATCATTTGGGATGCCATTAAAACTAGTCAACTTATGTAAATTAGGAGTTGCCAAGAGTAAGACACTTGAACAATAAGTCTAGCTGATAAGTAGGTATTTCATAAGAATACACTTCTACTACGAATTCAGTCGCAAGTTGTGAGATTAGCTATCTCATGATTTAGTGAACGTCAGTAACGTTGCAATAGTATTTATATTTAGAAGTTATAAATACTACTGCTGAATAACTCCCTATCTTATACTAGTTAAAAAGATAGGGTTTTTAATGAAAATAACTAAATTCAATATATATATGGAAGAATTCACAGCTTATACAGTAGAACGCATAAAAAGTTTGTTTAGAATCTAATAATATAATATAGATTTCCGCAAAGTAATTATTCTATGAAATGCAAATTATCTTCATATGTTGTGAAACATAGCTTAACCACGTTAAAGTATAATAATATAAGTTAGGTATGCCCTTATAAAGACTTAGGTAGCGCTAAGGACTATATTATTATACTTCTTTTCTTAATGCAGCCGAGTGCCGGTGACAAGCCCGACAGAATGCAGAGTCAAAGAAGCTATTATAATTTATTATGCACAAATAGGTTATAATAGTAAAACCACGTGGTAAGGGCACAGTTAGGTTCGCTGTGAGTGCACCCTTTGTAGCAACTAACCAAAGCAAGTATAGATGGGAATAAGCTATTACCTCGATAGGCTTAATGAGGCGCTTGACAGTCTGACACTAACTGAACAATAAGTGTCAATTATAAAAGATTTATATACTATAAGCTATCGGTGGTATATTAAATCGAACTTGTAAGATAGCCTATAATAGAGTAAGAGAAAATGAGGTCTTAATCAGACAGCTCTTAGCATAGCTTATAGTGGTGTTTTCCATAACTATATTAATGCGCTTACTCTATTATTTTTATTGCATTAACTAACAAATAAATCAATTATATAGAAACATATGAAAGAAATATCTTGTATTCAACAGTATGTAATAGATAATCTTATAAACAATAAAACATTATCTATAAAAAATCTAATAGATGCTATAGTTAAAACATGTTCAACAGAACAGGTTAACAACATATTAACCATTCTTATCAAAACACAAACCTCTTGTACAAACAAAGATAAAGTAAACTTTGTGAAAATGAATATGTATATATCTAAAGAAGTTGGTAACGAAACTAAAATACAAATAATAAAAATACTAAGAGAACAATTTAACACCATTAGTCTTAGTCTTAAAGAAGCCAAAGATTATATAGATAGTTGCATAGGAGAATATAATATATTCCCTAAAGTAGTTACACCAGAAGAAATAAATGAACTTATAAGAAAATTAGAACCTTATAATGTTAGCATAAATACAATAAAGTTAATGCAGTAGAAATACTGCGCTCTTTAAGGTGAGAATCCTTGACAAGCATGTGGGGCTTATATCTATTCATACAGAGCAAGTACGTACGGGAAAGCTTAAAATACTCATCTGTAAAATAGTATTAGTGCAGACTTTAAAATCATGCAGTATAACAATCTTCCATATACTAATACAATAGAGAGCTTCTGAATCATGTTATACTTATTAGTCCTAAGAGTAGGATAGTCCTCAACTCATGTTCCGTTAGCTTAATATGGATTTGTGGAATACTAAGAGTAGTATTGCTAGTATGTTTATATGTGAATATAGATATACTAGTTGCACTCATAAGGCAGCCTTCACGTGGCGAGTGTGTTAAGTAATAGGTTAAATAAATCTTCCAGTTTGTACCTATGAAAACTAATGCCTTACTTTTTATTAACAATGCTCAGATGGCGAAATTGGCAGACGCTTCAGACTTAAACTCTGATGATTATTACAATCATGCGGGTTCGATTCCCGCTCTGAGTACATTCATTAACTTAAGAACGATAATTATGAGAGCAAAGAAATCAATTCGAGCATGGGTAGCAAGAGAAAAAAATGGAGCGTTATTTTTGTTCTGTGAAAAACCAAAAAAGCGTAAATCTTACTGGATAAATTTAAATACGTTCAATAGTCTAGTACTCCCAAAAGAAGCTTTCCCTAATGTAAAATGGGAAGATAACGAACCTACTAGAGTATATATCAGAATAGCATAGTATGACAATCAGAAGAAGTTATTCAAATAGTATACTCACAAGTATCAGTGAATTTTTAATTGCATTAATTATAATATTAATAGCAACAGTATCAATAAGTAAATATTGCGCAGACTATGATTATTATAATTATGTAGAACTTAAAGCACAATATAAAAACTATATTGTGACTAATAAGTACGTACGGAACTCAGACACTTATGTGTTAGAACTCATGAACCCTTTTAGTAAAAAGACTAAAGAGGTATATGTTAGAGATTATCTATATTATAATACTTATTTTGTAGGAGATACTATAAAATGAAAAAAGTTAGAGCACACTATAAAGGTAAGTATTATTACTTAGGTAGAGCTAAGAACTTAGAAGAAGAACTCAATTTAAAAAGAGATTTTCTAAGACAAATAGCTAATGTACCTGAAGAAGATATAGAATCACTTCGTAAAAGGTTTGTAATCAAAAACAAAACAGTAAAATTCATAAGAAATGTTTGAACAAGTAAAAGACTACAAAAGTGCTTGTAAAGTATTAGGTATTAAACCTATTGACAAGCGTAGAAAGTTAGAAGAACATGTGCTAGTGTACATACAGTTAAGTACTATTAATCAAGCAATTAACTTTATTGCTAACGGTAATAAACAATGGATACCAAAGTATGAACAAAATAAACCTATCAGAACATGGTACAGTTGGTGGTACATTGATTGGAACAAAATTGAAAAAGGTTCTTTTGCGGGGTTCTTCCGTCTGTTTTCTGACCTTGGTCTTGACACTGCCTATGGTGATGTGAGTACTCATCTACGATTTATTAACAGAGATGCAGCAGAATATGCAGCTGAAACATTTAGACCACTATATATGAAACATATATTTGGTATAGATTAAGTTCTCATATTTATTAACTATTAAAACATTTATCAAGAAATGGAAAATGAATTACCAAACTCTTCAAGAGGAAGAGGCTCAGCAGTAGCCTGGAGTTTAGCAGCAGTATTAATCCTATTAGGAATGCTTGTTGTAAGTGCACTAACTTTTATCTGTCATGATAAAGTTAGCAATCTCATCAATCCTGAAAAGGATAATGTAGAACAAGTTTGTGTTGACACAGTTTATGCTGAAGATGTACCTACAATACAGGAGATTCTTCAGTTTCGAGAGGATATAAAGCGCTATAATCATGTAGATAGTGTGTTTCTTACAATGCCAGACGTTATCTTAATAGATATACTAAGGCAACATGGAACTTCATTGTCTAACAGTGACATTGTGACTATATATGAATCGAATAGAAGTACTTATAACAAGGTAATGAGCGGAGCTAGGAGTCAACACTATAAAGATTCATTAGATCAGTTATAATTCCTTTAAATTTTAAGTTAAAAGTATACTCAGTCTGTAAAGATAGAGTATACGTCTTCAGAAAATGACAAACCTGTGGGGCGTAAGTAAATGCATATCGTATATTATTCCCTTGAATACGGCAATAGCGGGTAATATCCGAGATACTCGTATTTGTGTTTATAATCGTGCAGACGTTAAAATCAGGTACTCCAATAAGGAAAGTTTGACAGCAATCCTGCTTATGAGTTAAAACTATAGTGAGAGTCATAGAAACAAAGTGTTGTTATCTTATTATTAACAAATGTGATTAGAATAGATACTATTTATTCTAAGAAAGAACGAAACAAAGTTGATACTAACTTAAAACAAATCCAGAGTATCCTGGTCGTCGTCAACAATATTAACAATTTAAAACATTAAGTAATATGAAGAAGAAATTAACAAAGGAGGTTCATAATGCCTCGTATTAAAGTAGAAGAAGGTCGTAAACTTACTGAAATAAATTTTGGTACAGACCATTATCTAGCAAATTTGCTTGCTTGTACTAAAATATTAGGTATACCTTTAAGTAAAGCAAGAACTCTGTGTAAATCTCATCCAGATATGAATATCAAAGTAGATCCACCACTACCTGTTATCAGTAAATTACCTACTGATGCTATTCATATTGAATTAGGTGAATACGCAATAACAGTTAAAATAACTATTAATTAACTATCAAAGTAAAATGAAAGCAATTATTATTACCTTCCATGGAGAAGCTCCTGAGAAGAATTATGATGAAATCATCAGAAAAATGGCTGAATTAGTGTTCAATAACACAAGTGCGAAGATTGAAGATATATCTGCGGCAACATTAAATGACAAAGAAGTATCAGAAGCCTTACTACAGAAAGTAGTAATAGCTCCTGTAGCAAATGCTAATAAAGCTTCTATATCAACTACTATAAAAGCTGTAAGCGAACTTTGTAGCAATATCATCAATGAAATTGGAACTCCATCATTGATGAATGAAGAAGTATTCCGTAAGGAATTACTGAAGTATCTTCTTAACAAAGAAGACCAGGCTACAACTAGAGTATTACGTATTATTATCAATACTCCAGAGAGTTCAGCTTCTAAGGTAAAAATAGTGTTGCACAACTACGGTTTATCAAAGCTTCCAGAGATAATCAAAGGTTTTGATTCTATTCTCAAACTGTACTAGTTATGGCAAGAACAGAAAGAGAATACGAAAATCAGCAGAAAGACTTCAAAAAGAAGCCTAAGCACAAGAAAATGGAGCCTTACAATCGAAAGAAGTCATGGAAATAAATCCAATACTGCTTAATCAATGTCCTACACTTAACAATAAAATTAACTGTAGCGAATGTACTCATGAGTGTAAACTCAGAATGCAACTTGAACAGTCCAAGGAGGATATTCCGCCAGAGTATCCGCCCGCTGTTATATATTACTAATTTAAATTGTTAGTATGGTGGATTTCAGTCAACCTAGAACTATTTATAACCAGAGCCCTAATGGAAGTTTAGCTGTTGCTAAACGGCTATTCTAGAGTACAACGGACTATACAACGGTCAACCAAGCAAAATGCTTAGGTCAGAAGAAGGATATGGGTTACTTACGAATAAGATATACGAATAAGTAAGATAGTTCTTTTTTTAATCTTAAAATTATCAAAAATGAGTAAAACTAAAAGAATAAAAGTCCTAGAGGAATTTATTAGACTAGAGAAACTAGAGAAGAATCCTAGACAGGATTACATAGAGATATGTGAAGAATCTGCTAATAAACTCAAAAAGGAGTTGAAAGCAGAAGAAAATCGTGTTAGTAGTTATCTTATCTTGATATCACAAAATACTAACAAGCGCAAAGAATCATACAATAACCGTAAGCTTATAAAAGCAGGCGAGAGAGAAAGCTATCGTCAACGCAAAATTAGGCTAAACAAAGAACGTAGAGAATCTTTGCACAATGGGTAGGTCGACTAATCCCTTAGTTAAAATAAACGCTACAGAGAATATTCAAGAAAGAATTAGAGCTGTAGCATACTTTGGGAAGCTCACAACTGAAGCAGCAAAATATTGGTGTGAGAAACAAAAATACAGACCTATAGAAATATGTCCTACAAATATCACTGTAGCAGTATATGAAGCTAGAGAAAGATATTTTAAAAAATGTAATTTCATAGAAATTATTTCGTGATTAATAACTATAGTATCAAACATTTAAAAATTTATCAAAATGGCAGAAGAAAACAAATTGAACATCTTTGATGTAAACAACGAGAGTGATGACATTCAAGAGTCTATCTCTAATGCAAACAAAGTAACTGATGACGTAGTAAAGAAAGCGGCTGAAAAGATTGCCGAGCGCCGTAAGGAAAAACTTACGAACGAACTCATCGACGTGGTTCAAAAGTGTGAATACACTGAGAAATCCGCAGCATTGCAGTTACGCCGTAGTAACCGCGTGAACCAGAGAATGAAGACCTATATGAAGGATTTGCACAATCTCGCAGAAGAAGTGAAGAGTGGTAAGAAGCCAGTTACGGCCTGGAATGATGAAGCTCCGGCACTGAAGAAGCAGTTTGACAAGGACCTCATTGATATTGACAAAGATATCGACAAGTCTCAGAGCGAACTTGACGAAATCTTTCCCAATTCCTGGTCTTATCGCTGGAATAGTTTGATTCCCCGCCGTAACGGTTAATCAGACTAAAAAACTAAAATAAAAGAGATTCCAAACTTGAGTATCTTTGTATCCAAACAAGTTTAGTGTTTATGGGGGAATATCTATAGCGCCTTACAGGCCGAGAGCATATTGGACGGCACAAAGACCTGAATTAACAGGTCATACTACGTATCTTTGTATCATTAGTGTGGAATTATTGTGTACTACTGATCATATGTCTGAGATCGCGACAATAAGATTGTCCTGTATTAGTAATAATACTGAACTGCTTTAGTCGAGATATCAAATCAGACTGAATAATGTGTATCTTGTATCATATATGTTTCGTCATATATCATTATTCGAGTATCATCAAGATCAGTAATAAAGAGAACTAACCATTCTCAAGACCATAGGGTATATAGCTTTGGTCGGCTGTATACCCACAATTTTTAATATTATGTGTAAAAAAGAAAGAACATGGATTGAGGCTGTATTTTATTCTATGTTTACAGTAGGAATTATTACTATAATACTACTGTTAATAAGCCTTATTTAGAAATATGAAATGGTTTTATCGTATACTATTTGTATTGTGTCTTCCTATATTGATATTTCCTATGTTAATATGGGAAAATCATATGTATGCACCTGATTGGTTCATAAAATGGATAGATAAAATGCATTAAAGAAATTGACTGTTAGGTCTATTGAATCGTCGTTTGGACACGGGTTCGATTCCCGTATGCTCCACTATGTTCGTTCGACTCGAACCAGTGGCAGCTCCTGTGATGGGTAACTCTTCCTCATGTGTGAAATAACACAAATGGCAACTGAGCTGCAATCGGGGCATTATGGTTTTGACAGCGACATAGAGGAAATAGAATAGGTCAATAAGCAGATAACTGGCAATACAAGTTATGTAATGGATTATACTCGCTTAGCAGCGTGATAATCTGAACGGCTAAGCTAATGTCGTAAAAAGCTGGAGTAGAATAACTATAATTGGTTAGAGCGGGGGCGGCGGGAAAGGAGCTGATACCCAATCCCCTCAGGCACCACCAAGTTCAAGGCAGGAGTGCTATATGTAGGTTCGAGTCCTACTTCTACTACAAGAAAATTAGGTTTAATCAATAAATTGTTAATTTGAAATGGGATTAATTAATTTTATCAGAGAGAAACTTCCTGAACCCTTAGATAAGGCAAGTAAGGAATTACGAATGAAAGAGAAATTGATACAGCGTATCAACTCTGTAGTACCTCAGTGTTACAAGAATAAGTATCACTATAAAGAAGGAATTTCTAAAGTAAGAAACATATTCTTCTTTTGGGAAACTAGAGGTACTGAAATCATTCATCTTATAGATGTAAGTGATTTAACTACTAAAGACAAAGAGAAATTTCGTGAACTTGAAACAAAAGCAAGAAACTATCAACAACAATGCGTATAAGATACTTTGCATGGTTTGACTCTAAAGCCGAACGTACTGAGTTTATCAGTCTACTTAATAAATCTCGTTCAGAATCTGAAGCGATTAGTAAACTTCTTGATAAATATCCAGACTTAAGTATGTCTGCAATATCAGGAGTAGTAAGTAACTTTCAAAAGGAAATAAATAAAAAGTCATGAAACTAAATCATCCTGGAATCTATCGTATTATTGGAGAACATTTTGAATTGTTAGCCAATATAGTTGGAGAAGTACCATGTTTGAGAATTACTTCTGCATTACTTATGAATGACCTTGTTCAAAGAGGTAAATTTACAGTGTTATCTGAGGATTCAATTGAAATACAAACTGTATGTAATAATCCCGATGCATTCTTGTTCTTCGAGTATGATTACTCAGAAGTATGCCCATTACCACCTTATAGACAATCTATTCGTGGTACAAAAATGCCAGATATCAGTAATGATATGATGAAAGCATTTACAGAGCGCTATATAAGTGATATGTCTATAAATGGCAGAGGAATTGAAGCTACAAAAGCTTATATTCTAAGTGTAACAGACTGGAGCTTAGCGCAAATAAACGTATTATTACTTAGAATAGCAAATAGTACACGTCGTCATGGTCGTAAATAGTATTACTGTTTATACTTATCTGAATAAATGTCCAATAAGATATAATCAGATAAATTGGAGACCTAGCTGGTATGTATTTCTAAGAATATACAACAGAGAAATAAAAGATACAGAATTCCACACATTTTTCAGAAAACAAACATTAGCTAAAGTATTAGCATGGTATGATACTCAGATACTACAACAAATTGGCATAGCTTCTAAGATTACTCTAGAGGTAAGGATTAGAATTGTTTGTGGTATGGTAAATCAATTACCAGTTGAGGTTCTTACACGTGATCTGAAAATTGAATTTATGGAATGTATTTGGGATACTTTCCGTAAATTATACAGTGAATGGAATGAATGGTATTGTAAGTATATATTACAGTTACCATTTTAGGGTTATAGTCATTGGGTTGACTATAACCCACATTAAAGCCCGTAATTATGACAGATGAAGAAAGACAACAGCTTTTCGATCTGATCAAACAGGCGAAGGAAGGCAAACAAAGTGCCTTTACAAAGCTTTATGAAAAGTATAATCGAATTATTTACAGTACAATATACCGTATTGTAAATAATAAAGATGCAGCAGATGATTTATTATCTGTTACTTTTACTAAAGCTTTTTCTAAGCTAGATAGTTATATTAACAATATCTCATTTGAGATGTGGTTAAAGACTATAGCTATAAATAGTAGTATTGATTATATTAGACGTACTAAAAAGGAAAATGCAAACTATTGGCTGGATGATGACACTAGCACAGTTCAATTGAGAAGTTCGGCCGACTACTCGCCTGAAGATAACTATATCTTCAATGAAACTGATGCTAGATTAACAAATGCCTTCAATAGACTCCGATACAAGTACCGATATATACTCGAGCTACGAACTATTCAGAATATGTCTTACAAACAGATTTCTGAACAATTGGGTCTCTCAGAGAGCCAAGTGAAATCTCAGCTTAATAAAGCTAGAGAGAAGTTAAAACAATTGTTAAACTAAAACTTTACAAACATGTCAGCAATTTGGATTATTGTGCTACTATTAGTAGCATTTGTCTTTGCGAGAGGATTTCGCAGTGACAAGATGTGGTGGATTTATATCTCCTGCATCGTAGCTGGCTTGTTAGTAGGTATGTTGAGTAAGGAAGTAATCGTGCGTTCAGGGATGAACAAACAAGATGCTTCCATTACTCAGCTAATCAACACCGTTGATGACTTCAATTACGCATGCACACAAAGCTTAGTGCGTACAGTGACAGAAGGTACCACCAATCGCCTATCTGGGGTTGTGAGTAACATGTCAGAATTGAAATTAAAGTTATCAGACGCATTGATTAGTAATACCTGCACTAACGGGCGTGACTCACCAGCAATAGAGGATGATAGTTGACCTCTTTAAATATTCTATCAACTGAAATATTAAAAACATTATTAACCACCAAAAAATTATCAAGATTATGGCACAAAAAGAAATGTCTAAAGCTGAAAGAAAGGCAGCATTGAAAGCAGCTAAAGCAGCTGCAAAAGCAGAAGCAAAAGAGAACAACAAGAACAGTCAACAAGTAAAAGAAGCTGAGAAATCAGCTGAAACAAAAGAGACCAAGAAAGAGGAAAAGAAGCCTCAAGTAGCTGCACAGACAGTAACCAATAAAGAGCAGAAAGGAGAGACGAAAGAACAGAAGGAACAGAAGAAGGAGCAGAAGTCTAGCACTCAAAAGCAGAAGAAGGACAAAACTCCGACAATCATTCCTGAAGAAGTCACAGAAGACAAACCCAAAGTATCTCCTGAAGAGAAAGCTCTCAAGCGCGCAACATCACTTGTAGGTGGAATAACCGGTGCAGGTATTCCTGTAGGTTCAACAGCTTCATCGGTAGACGGAAAGGCCATGTTAGCATTTGTAATGCAGCAGCGTTACGCTAACAACGAAGAACTTGCCAAACGCTATCCTGAAGTATATGCAGATATCAATCGTACGATTGATGTAGTAAATCTGCTTGCTCTTGTTGATATTCGCCAGGATTTATTCAACCGTGGTGAACGTGGTGAATTGCAACTGATGATTGATGCAAATCAACTCATGCCGTTGCAAGGTATGGCTGAAATGCTAGGTATTAAACTAGCTCCAGCTAAAGCTTTACCGGGAGGAAATGACGGTCAGCTAGCTATTGACTTCAACAAGTCAGAAGTTCCAGAAGAACTAGCAAAAGATGCTGGTAAGACTGTTACTAAAGTACCGGAGCTTGATCCGAACAAGATTACAACAGATGAGGAAATTGACGAAGCGTTAACTTTCCTTATCAACAAAGAGAGAAATGTAGCAACAAATATTGTCAACACCGTAGAATGGTATCGTACGTTACGAGGCCTTAAGGAGACTAATGCTGATAAGAAGTTAGCATTAGATGAGATGACAGTAGGTGATTGGATGAATGAAATCTTCAGCCGTATCAACCCTGTTAGCTTACTTAAAGGCTTAGGAAGCTCAGTATATCTGTATACTTCACAGACGGGTTCTCCGTGTATGGCTCACTCTGTATTGCGTAATCATTTGATTAAGGCAGGATGGAGTGAAGAGCAAGTTGCAGAAACTGTTCGTGCACTTATTAACGAGAATTTCCGATTGAGACAGAAAGACAATCAGGGAATGAAGCCCGAGACAGATAAGGCTATTATAGCTGTTATCTCAAACTTAGGTGAAGAGTACATTGATAAGTTGTTTACAGATTGGGGACTCAATCTTGAAGGAGTAGAAGAATCTAAGAAAAATCAGCTGGAGAACGATCGAAAGATTGCTCGAATGGTGTTAGGTTCTGTTAAGACTAACTTCTTCAATAAAGATGAAAGTCCGACACCTGATGAACTTCGTTTGAAAGTTGGTCAGATTATCAATCTGTATCGCGATCCGGCTTCTCGCCTTGCTGCGTACTGCCAGTCATCAATAACTTCTCCAGTAGAGAAGGAGTATCCAGAAAAAAGTCTGGAGAAAAAGGATGACAAACCCGCAAATGAAAAAAAAAATTAAACGCATGGCGTAGATTTTTACAATTCATAGGGTATAAAGACTAACCATTCTCTAAAATAGCATAATCAAATATGAATTTTAGATTTATTACGGCTGTCGGCATGTTCATCGCCAGTTGCATAATTGGCTTTGGACTGCGGCAGACAGTCACAGTAGTACAGGCAGCACCTGTAATTCCTTCACCTATAGAAATGCCAAAATTTCCTATAGTTAATAGTGAAGAGAATAAGTCTGTCGATAAGATAGATGTCGAAGTAGACCTATCTACATTAGAAGTATCCGTGAAAGGAACAACAGACGCAATTGTGAACGTAAAGACTATTGGTGAACCAAAACCAGTAGTTAAGTGGAGAACTAAAGTAATAGAGAAAGAAGTAGCTTCTGGATATCCTTATATTAAATCTGTAGGGATTATGCCAGATAGCATTAAAGCTATTTCTCCATTATCTAAAGTAAAATCATATGGTAAGTAATCTAGTTATACTAAAACAAATGATACGATTATCTCGTATCATTAAAGATATGAAAGAAGCAAGGTGTAAACTTAGTTCTATCTTATCTCAATCCTCTTACTTTATAGTAGAAGGAGACCAGTCTGATATTATTAATAATCAGACTAAAGATAGTATAGCTAATTGCTTATATACTGAAAAGTACTTACGTTTGTCTGTAAGTAATGCTTGTAAATGTTTGGATGGATTTAACGCAAGTATCATGGAACCAGTTGATTATATCAGCAGTAGTGATGTAAAAAACAAATTCGTAGATATTTGTAAAGGTAAGAAGATTGTTACAACAATCTGCCTGAGTACAGGTAAAATTACTATGTTAGAACCAGAACATAATGAAAATGTAGCTGAATAGAAAAGCTCAGTGGAAAATAGTTAATGACAATAACCACTTAAAAAACCTATAATTATGTCATAGTTCGAGAGGAGTAAAACTGTAGCGTGAATCACTCCAGCGGAAGTCATGCGAGGTACATAATAGTACAAGTCGCGCCGTGTTAGGGAGCTGTAGTCATTTCTGCTGGCCCGAAAAAGTACAGAATCCGAGAATATGTTAGCTGCTAAAACAGTGAGATCACTCAAAAGGTAGGATATTAGGCTAAAACGTCTGAAAAACGGATAGCAGGGGATCAGAGTGCTTAATCCTCATAGGTATTGAGAACCGTCTGGTGAATACTAAATACTCTTAATTACTGCAAACAGTACCGCTAATGCAGAATTATAAATCAAAGCAAGGAGAACGAAATCTTCTACAATTACTCGTTTTAGATTATCAAAATCAGAATCAAATAGGAGTATAAACACGACGCTGAAACAGGGACAATACGGTTCCTGACTTATTCCTTTGGAAAGAATAAGTGAAGCCGAGAGGCAAGGTTAGTTTCACCTAAAGAAAGCAGCCAACTCATGGAAAAAAAGAGACAGCATATAACGCGATCACCGGTCTCCAAAATCGGTTAACAAAAGTGCAACTATGCACCCAGAAAGGAAAAATAGCATTGCTAACTATAGTGTTCAGTACACATCAGCTGTGATGCAATATGCAATTGTGGATATTGGAACTTGTACTTATGAAGGTAGTAAATTACTGATACTAATGTAAGGATAACCGTGTTATGGTACACACTATGTAAACTTGACTGATTATCGTGGAGCAGAAGCCAATTCTGTGCCTTATGGTAAATAGGGTCCTCGTGAAGGTGGATACGCAATGTTCCAAGGATGAAGTAGGAGTGATGTATATGAGATTGATACAGTCTTTCAAGTCTAAAGTGACTCACGTGCTTGGTCGTTCGTGTGAGTATAATTGAATGAGGAATGATTACGGAGCAACAGACTCGTCGAGCGGTTTGAGGGCGCTATAACCCTGATTCTAGATACAGTGACCTTTAGCAAGTCATATTATGTGGTAAAAATAAAACTAAGGTGATGCAGGGAAAACACCTACTAAAAAACGGCAGAGCTTATAAGTTTCAAGACATGTAAACTTCTTCTTAATATAACGTAGTTCACGCCAGGATTATTGTTATTAATAGTCGTACATAAACTAAGGAAATACAGAAGACTATGTCATTAGGTTATGAGTATAAGATGTTATACTATATTTACTTATGTATTTACGCTGAATAAAGCCAGCTATGAATAAATGAGCTTTAATTGTTTAATCTTTAATAAAATGGGAAGTTCAATGGAACTGTAAACGCTAAGACTACCATTGTAAGGATAGTGTAAGTAGACAGATCACCACCCCGACTACCAACCGTTATCGCTGACATTGACACTTCGTAAAGTACTAATTGCAACTTAGTATGTATGAAGAACGCTGATTCAGATTTAAAGTAATAAATATAAGAGCATACTGTCTATATGTTCAGGTTTCTCATGCAATAGCAGAGATAGTACCGGTATTTATGATGCTGATGAGAGGTGGAAATCCTCGTATTCGTGTAGTATAAATAAGAAATCCGAGAGGTCAAGTGGGTGTCTTGAAAAATTAGACAGCTTGTAGTGTTTTAGTAACGTTTCTCAACAGAAACGACCCTCATTCGCTTAGAATGTTGTAATCCTTAATTACTCCTAGGCATACCAGTTGCTGATGAAAGAGTTCGATATATTATGCTTGTACAATACTTATGCAAGAGAACATAATATAAAGTAGGGTGATGGGTGCGGTAAGCATCGTATAAATTGAATCTTATCCGTTGAAGTACGATAAACTTAAATTACCAAAGTATTATCAGAAGTAACTCTCAGAGTATTTCTCATAAATTATTTCAATTTATTTTCAAAGTAAGCCAAGTAGATTATGTGATTGAATTCACTACTAAAATTTTCAAAGCTTAGTAAAGCGGTATGATATAATACGCATACTTTAGTATTACAAATAATCGAAAGGTGGAGAGCATTAACAAAGTATTAATTAAAAATTAAGAGAGTTTCGTATTGGTGAGATCAAGCACGGACTCAGAAAGGAAACATTCTTATGGATAAAAGTAGCGTAGCACCGACTATTGGTGCACTAGTAGGAACTCAGAGCACTGCTGCTCAAGTTATGGCTCGTTATCGGGCAACTGCAAAAGAGTATGGACGGTTCTTTGGTGAACAGATCTATACTGTAGTAGCAACAAATCCTGACCTTAAGTGGAAGGAAGATGTGCTCAATGACAAGAATACTTTACGGAAGGAAGTAAATGTATTCATTGTTAAGGCAATTGACATTTTGGATGTCAAGTTCATTGCTAAAGACTTAGACGGTGAACCGAAAATCATGTTGAATCCGGATGACAACGATCCGAATCTTGTATTCCCGTTAGTCAAGCCTGATTTCAGTAAGGCAGACCGGAAGAGCGTGGCCGAATGTATTGAACGTATTGGTAAGAAGAACAGCAAACCGATGTTCTTTGCAGCAGAGGAATTACCTATGCTGAACGATATGTTGAAGATACATAACAAGGGTATCCTCAACTTCTATGAGGAACTGTCTCGTAAGTTCATTCGACTTAGCGAAACTGTACGAGATATGATGGATCAGTCTGACCGTATGCAGTTGGAGTATCAACGGCAGTGTGGTGTAGTTACTGATGAAACAGAAGTAACACTTCAGGTAAACCTTGAAGAAACTACTGAATAAGCAATACTATGAGCAGAATTTCTAAAGTAAGAATAGAGCTTCTGCGACTACTTATTTGCGTCGAGCCTACTATATTAGCTAAAGTTCAGAGTTGGGACGGAAGCACTAAAGTAACTCCTAATGCTGTTTCTGTAAGAGAGGATGGTCAGGTCTTCTTTTACTATGGCAAAGGACCTTTATGGTGGCAACGACTTTTAAATACTTATGAATCGGTAAGTCTTTTAGATGTAGCAATACGTATTGCAGATGCAATAACTGGTTCTGGAGGAACTAGAAATGATGTGGCTTTTGACGGTATTACACAAGCATTACTGAAAGAAGCAATTAAAAATAAGGATCTCGATTGTGTTGTAGATATTTTATTTGATAGTATGAGGAATGCTTCGAGCGGAGAGCTGCACTCAAAGTATATCAATAAAGAAGCTATTGAAAAATTCGCAAAAGAGAAAGGTCTAACTGGCAAACTTGTTGTCTCTGACAACATATTTGGATTTGCCGGTATTGAAATAAGACCAGGCGTAGTCGTACCAGTACGACTAGGCAAGGTTAAAGAGATATAATATTTGAATTGGAATATTATTGTAAAACAACATATTTTCACAGGGTGAATTGGCCCTGTTTAAATATACAGTGCTGTAGTTCAACTGGATAGAACATCAACCTTCTAAGTTGAGAGTTGTGGGTTCGAGTCCCACCAGTACTACTACTAGTAGACGTAATTTGGTCAAGTATTAACTTTTAAAAAATCAACTTGAACATGAAATCAATTACATCTAAATATATTATTACACATCGTAAAGAACTTAGTAATGAAATTACTAAATATTGGAATATCATTAAGAACGAGAATATCATCCCTAAAGGTGCTACTCGTAATTTTGACTTAAAACAGTTACTTAATGAAATCCAAGCTAAGGCTGATGAACGAATCCTATTGAAACTGTATTTACAGTGTATCAATATGGGATATAAGAAGTTCTCAGAATTACCTACAACAAATAACTATCTTGCTATATTTACTTTGAGTGAAAAGCAGGAACAGTTGTTCCATTTGAGCAAAATTAAGACCTTAGATCCTAAGCTTAAGCGTTCAAAAGGAAAGAAAAATCTTAACACTACTGAAGAATTGACTTCGGACTATATTAATAGCTTGAAGAATAAACTTCAGTTAGAGATTAACAAACTTAACAAAGAAATTGAAGAGTTTAATAATAAGGCTGAACTAAGCCTTGAAGAAGCTCCTCTATCTATTGCAGCTTAAAAAAGAAAAAAAGATATTTACCATTTTTAATCAAATTATCAAAAGGCTTAGGGGAGTTTACTCCCCTTCCCTTTCTTAGTATTAACCCTTTAAAATTATCAAAATTATGAAAAAGAATAAACAATATAGAGTAAAGAAACAGACAGTAAGAAACGCTAAACGATCAGCTAAAGCTAAAAAGCGTAATTATCCTAGAATAGTAATAAATGGAAAATATATAAAGAAATATTGTCCAGTAGAAACTACTAGAGATTTCGAGATCGGTCCGTCTTTAGTTACAGAAGTAAAAGATGGGAAAACAGTAAATTGGAACTCCTGGAGTTCTAAGAATAAACAACAGCCTACTAAAATAGCAAAAGAAGCTATGGAAGAGAATAAGGCTATCAAACAGTCTAAGAAAGAACGAATAAAAAATATTCTTATGAAAGCAGGCTATGATCCAACTATCCACTACACACGTAAAGAAAAGAAGAAATTTACTAGAATAGTAAAGAACTCTCTTTTTGATAAATCTCCTAAACCAAAAGAGCGTACTAAAGCTGAATGGAAAGAACTATTTACTCAACAGAAAGCAGCAAAAGAAGCTCGTATGGAAGCTTTAAAGTATAAGCCTTTACCTATTAAAGCAGGTAAACAAAAAGGCTTTACGGCAGCTGAATTAGCTGTTAAAGAGAAGCCTAAAGAACGAAAGTTTAAGTATACAATAAATCGAAGAAGAAGTGATGACGATAAACGTACATATGACTTCAAAACCGACTATCTTATAGCTTCTACTAGAGATGAGGCGAAAAAGAAAGTAGCTAAAGAAGCTAAACAATATCGTAATGATTCTTCATTTGCCGGTATAACCGTACAAGATATTGAAGGAGATAATAACATAATTTACTATGATGGTAAATCATTATTAGCAGCATAATGAATACAACAGTAGAACATCCAAAAGAAGAACAATTTATTATCTATTTAAGAAAAGGTTTCTTTGAAAGTAATTCAAAATTTGAATATAGAGTGCAAAAAGCTTTATTTTGGGGAGATAACGATTATTACACAGAAATTAGAGTTTATCCTAACAGTGTAGTTATAGTTCATACTTTAAAAAAAGAAATTAGCATAAATAGAAGCAAAATTGGTTTTAAATAATTAACTTTCTAAATTATCAAAATTATGGAAAAACAGAATTATACAGAGTGGAAATTAGCTGAAGCTAAAAGAATAAGACATAAAGGTAAACAAACTGAACGTGATTTACGTTTAGCTCAAAGTAAGTTAGACAAAGAGTCTAATAAGGACAAAAAACCTGAAGATTGGTTAAGTCCAAGATTAAAAGAGTTACGTGCAAAAAGAAAAGCATGAATCAAAGAATTAAAAGCTAAGAAATTAGCGGAACAAAAAGAAGCAAGGCTTCGTCTAGAGAACCCTAAACGTCCCTTGAAATTCTTACAATTCTATGTAGGAAGAGATAAGAACAGAAAGCAACATATAGGAGGTTGCAAAGGAAAAAATAGAGTAAGTGACCGTAGAGCTTACTATAGAAAATTTATAAAACCTGCTATTAATAAAATAGCAGCGTAATATTCTATGGAATTCCATATAGCTCAAAAATGGGTAGAGCCGCAGCAAAATGTAAGTCTGTGTGATTTGTGTCAGTTCGAGTCTGACTATGGAATCTAACCAAATATTCTAAATATGATTATACGTAACAAAAAAGTCTATGTATATGATATTGAGGTATTTCAGAATATTTTCCATTGTTCTGTTAAAAATACAGAAACAGAAGAAATATATAAATTTGAAATCTCTGAAAGAAAGAATCAACTAAGAGAATTAGTTAAATTCTTTAAACAAGTCAATTCCTATATAAAATGGGGAGACTTCTATGGAACAGAATTAGTAATAGATTCAGATATTATCTTTTGTGGATATAATAATCTGCATTATGATAATCCTATAATAAATTATATTATAGAGTATGAAGATAGACTTATGAGCTACAATGTAGCTACTATATGTAATTCTATCTTTAATCTAAGTAAGACTATTACTACTTCTACTGAGGACAATATAGATGCCTGGAAACATTGGAAGTATCAAATATGGTTTGATACTTTTGATATTCTTACTATGCTTTACTCTAATAAACTTAGAGTAGGTTTGAAAGAAATTCAGGTAACTATGCAATATCCAAATGTACAAGAATTTGTATGTGATTGGAGTAAACCTCTTCCATTAGAAGATTTTGACGAAATGATAGACTACAATATAAACGATATTGAGTCTACTACAGAGCTTTTAAATAGATGTAAGGAAAGTATTAATTTACGTATAGCTATTGAAGACGAATATGGAGTAAGAGTACTTAGTAAAGATGGTGTAAACATTGGGATGAAAATCTTAACTCAAAAGTATCTTGAGAAAACAGGATTAACCTGGTGGGATATTGAAGGATTAAGGTCTCCGATGGATTATATTCCTTTAAAGGATGTAATATTACCATTTATTAAGTATGATAGTCCTATTTTACAGAGAGTACTAGATGATATGAAAAGTCAGATAGTTTCTCCAGGTAGAAAAGGATACGAAAATAACTTTATATTTGATGGTTTACGCTATACTGTAGGAGTAGGAGGAATTCATTCTAAAAATGATCCTGAAATCATTATTCCTAAAGAAGATGAAATGTTAATTGACATTGATGTTGATAAAAGCGGCATCGTAACCTCGTTAATTGCGGGAACAATCGCTAAATTATTATAACTGCATTGCATAGCAATATAGCAAGTAGCACTTAAGATAACGCTTAAGATATAGTAAAATCATGATAATTTGATCAATCCGCAGCCAAGCATCCTATTAGGATGAAGGTTCATCGACTATCCAGTGATGGAGTAGTACAAAATTGTACGAAAAGCGAGGAATTTGACAACCTTTTATCCTTTTATACGTTTTATAAAGAAAACCTAAGAACATGAAAGGAAGACGTATAGATTGGAAAAAATCAGGTATTTATAGTATAATCTGTGCTATAAACGGAAAGCAATATATAGGATGTAGTAGTAATATATATTCTAGAATAAATAATCATAAATCTATATTAAATAAAAAGAATATAAAACAAGATAATTCTTATTTAATAGATGATTGGCACAAATATGGAGCTGATAATTTTGATTATATAGTATTAGAATACACTACAGAAAATTTAAAAGATAAAGAATGCTATTATATAGAATTATTTGATACGATTAATAGAGATAAAGGATATAATCTTAGAAGAGATAACTCTAAGAAAGGTATGATACCATTAGAAGAAACTAAAAAGAAATATTCAGAAGCTCAAATTAAGCGTTTCTCAAATATAAATGAGAGAATAAAAATAGGTAAAATGTCTTCTAAATTTTGGAAAGAAAATCCAGAGAAGAAAAACATAATGGCAGATAAAGTATCTAAGTCTTTAACAAAATACACAATCAAGCAATTTACTAAAGACGGTAAGTTAGTAAGAGAGTGGAATAGAGTTAAAGATATAATAAAGGAGAATCCTACATATAAAGTACATAATATATATGCTGTATGTTCAGGTGAAAAACCTAGCATGTATGGTTATGTATGGACGAAATGTCAAATTAAGATATAGTCAGAATAAATTTGCGCGTCACTATATCCAAGTATGTTAATAGAATATGGGTTTTATCCTAAACACTTAGGTCCAGAATTCTTAGAAGTATATTCTAAAATTAAAGATGAAAGAATAGAAGCCAAACATAATGGAGATAAAGTAAAGAATGAGACATTAAAATTAGCATTAAATGGTTTGTCAGGGAATCTGCAAAATGAACACAATTTTTGTTATAGTCCGTTTGCTGTAATGCAGATTAGAATAAACGGACAATTATTATTATTGATGCTAGCTGAAAAGCTTACTCAAATAGGATGCCGAATCATCCAGGCAAATACTGATGGCCTCTTTGTTTTACTAAAGAAAGAGATATATTCTAAAGCAAACAATATTTGTCGAGAATGGGAACAGCTTACTAGACTTACTCTAGAAGAAGATCGTTTTGAAGCTATGTATCAATATGCAATTAATGACTATATTGCAGTTAAAGAAGGATACAGCAAAACTAAAAATCCTAATTTAATTAAAACAAAAGGAATGTTTATTACTGAAGTATTATTAGGTAAAGGCTTATCTGCAAAGATAATTCCTGAAGCTATAATAAAATACTTTGTAGATAAAGTACCAGTTGAAGACACTATAAAAGGATGTAAGGATATACGTAAATTCTTAATGTCTGAGAAGACTGGTAAACAATGGCATGTTGAATACATGAACAAAGAGCAACAAAGAACTAATCGTTTCTACGCATCTACTAATGGTGGATACTTGTGGAAATGGAAAGATACTGGTCATAAAGAAGGTGAAATTATAACATATACTGAGCCATATGTAGGAGAACGTAAATATAAGGCTTCTGCAAGGCAGTATCAGAATATGCTTACTGCATCTGGTGTTACTCTTTTAAATAAATTTGATGACAAACCGATTGAGGAACGGAAGATTAATTATAGGTATTATATATACGAAGCCTATAAGATAATCAGAGAATTAAAACCATTACAATTGAGCCTATGGGATTAACAAAGGCTACCAAATAAATTTCAAAGAACTATATGCTCATATAATATATGAGAATATGATTTTAGAAATAGACACTTCTATCTTAGATAGAATACCAAACATATCTATTAATCAATTAGTATTCCTAACACTTGTATTGAGTGATATCAAAGTAATCAATCAAGACATTCAGAAACTTCTCAGCCTAGTTAATGAAGAAGAAATACAAGAGTTAGCTAATCAAGGTTTAATTTGTATTAATGTAGATAATACAAATAACCAAGTTATAAGTAAAACATCAAAACTAGAAGAACTTCTTAAAGAAGATAAAACTATGTTTGATGCTTTCTATGACCAATTTCCAGTTTATGTTATACGTCCTGATGGGACTAAAGGCTTTTTAAGAGCTAATGTAAACAAATGTAGAAAAGAATATAACCGTATCATAGGCAAATCTAAAGCAATGCATGAACATATCATAGCTTGTTTAAGATATGAAATAGATGATAAAATGCGTACAGGCAAAATAGGTTATATGAAAACTATGTGGAAATGGCTCACTCAACACGAGTGGGAAACCTTTGAGGAACAAATGAAATTAGATGATTATCAACCTAATGCAGATAATTATGGAACAGACATCATCTAAAACACTATCATTTCGTCATATTTCTACTGCAACGAGTGAAGCAGTAGAATACATTCGCAAAAGAAAGAATCATGAAATTCAATCTTTAGCAACAAGATGGAAAAAGTTCAATAAATCCTGTATGGGAGGAATTGAGCCAAATACGATATATACTATAGTAGGTATATCTGGTAGTGGTAAATCTTCATTTGTGAATACGCTTGAAACTGATTTAATAGATTTAAATTCTAATCAGGATGTTATAGTACTTAACTTTTCATTTGAAATGTTAAGTTCTAGGCAAGTAGGTAGAAAAATAAGTAGTAAGTTAAGGCAAACTACTGCTGAGCTATATAGCGCTAATAATGAATTAACAGATGATTTATTAGATAGAGTTGAACAGACTTCTCAACAGATAAAGTCGTATCCTATATATTATGTAGATACTCCTGGTACTGTTGAAGATATAGCTTCTACCATTAATTACTTTTATGAAACTAAGGCTAAAGATAAGAAATTTGTGATTATACTTGATCATACTCTTCTTGTTGAAGGTCAAAATCGTGAAAGTGCCTTGCAAGTTATTTCCGAATTACAGAAACTGTTTATTAAGGTAAAGAAATTACCTAATACTACTATAATTCAGTTATCACAGATGAATCGGAATATAGAAAATCCTGAAAGAATTAACAACCCATCTATGCATTATCCAATGCGTAGTGATATCTCCTCTGCTGATACTATATTTCATGCGTCTGATTACGTTATATGTATTCACAGACCAGAATTACTCAATATACAACAGTATGGGCCAAATCGTTTACTAGTAAAAAACAAAGTCTATCTGCATATCCTTAAAAATAGGGATGCAGGAGAATGTGCAATATTAGAGTTTGATAATGATTTGAAATACAATAATTTAATTGAGACTATACGAGAAGAAGAACCAGCAAGGAAGATTTCGTTTAGTAATAACAATTAAAAAAGGCTGAAAATTATGAAAACATATACATTTAAGTTACCGAAAAACAACAATAGTGCAGATATCTATAAAGAAAAGTTGATGAGTCGAGTTGTTAATGCTTATCCCTGGTTGACAGTAGAAAGCAACTATGATTATCCTAAATGCAACTTTGGCATTGAACATGCAGGTGCGGGTGATTACATCACTTTAGGAATGAGTAAGACTCATAATATTGGATGGATGTCTGAAGAATGTGCAAATTGTCCGTTCAAGTGCTTTACTGATGGAAGTATTAACTTTGATTTGGAGAAAGAATTCTTCAGTGCAATGAATGCACTTGACATCTATGCAAAGAAGAATTATCCGTTTAAGAAGGATTATGACTTTGAAGATGAATTCGGTACACCGATTAAGATTTTCGATAATTTCGTACAGATTGGTTATGAAATTATCCCGATTGCAACTGGTTCATTGAATCATTTGAAACCGAAAACTAAGAAAACTATTATTGACATCACGATTAAGATTAAAAATCGTGGTTTGTTCTAAAAAAATATTAAAAAAATATTTGTCCATATTATCAGTGATTACCAAAGATTCTCAGTAAGGATACAAAAATAAAGCTTTTTTATGATTGTATTACCAAAAGAGAAAGTAAAAGCTAAAGTAGAAAATCCTAGATTTTTAATAATTTTTGGCAAGCCCAAGGCTGGTAAGACTACTTTAGCTTCTAAGCTAGATAATAACCTAATTATTGACTTAGAAGGAGGCTCTGAATTCCTTGAGGCATTAGCAGTACAAGCTAGATCTGTAAAAGATTTAGGAGAGATTGCAAATGCAATTAGAGAAGAAATTAAGTCAACAGGAAAGAAACCGTATAAGTATATTACTCTTGATAACGCATCTCGACTCGAAGAAATATGTCTAAGTTATGCAGCTACATTATATCGTCAAACTCCAATGGGTAAGAACTACCAGGGTAATGATGTTAGAACATTACCTAATGGTTCTGGATATATGTATTTACAGCAAGCTGTAAGAAAAGTTATAGATATGTTCAGAGATCTTTGTGATAACTTTATCTTAATTGGTCATCTTAAGGATAAGATGATTAATAAGGAAGGTGAAGAATTATCTGAGATGTCTCTAGATTTAGTTGGTAAACTTGCTAATATTATATGTGGCGAAGCTGATGCAGTAGGCTATGTATATAGAAAGAAAAATGAAACTCATATTTCTTTTGAAGGAGGAGATAACTCTGTAAGAGAAGCAAGAGCGCCACATCTAAGAGGTAAAAATATTGTTATTGCTGAAAGTGATGACAATAATAATATCAAGGTATATTGGGACAAAATATATTTGCCTGAATAACTTTAACCGTATTTTATATCAGTTTAAAGAATTAAGATTATGATTTATAGTACAGAATTAGCAAACCAGATACAAGAGAGTAAGAATAAGTATTTAGAAGCAGGTATTCACGAAAATGTGAAATTTGTTAGTGCTAGAGTTGATAAGTCCATTAATGGAAACATCTTTATCGAATTTAAGTTTGAGAAAGATGAACAGACCATGACTCATACTGAATGGGAATCTACTAAGAAACCTAATGAGTCCGAAGAGGATTATCAAGCTAGAGCTACTAGACAAGTAAAGCGTATTCTACAGATTTTAGGATGTTTCTATCCTAAAGAAGTACTTGTTTTTGCAGGTGCATCATTTAATGAATTTGCAAACTGGGTTGTTAACTTACTTAATGCAGCAAATAAAGATATTTTACTTAGAGTAAAAATAGTTTATAATAATAAAGGCTATACTACTTTGCCTACTTATTGTAAGTTTACTTTTATTGAACCTATGAATTTACCTGAAGGTCAGAAGAGTAAGATTACAGAGTTGAATATTGACTTATTCGTTCGACCTGTAATTGCAGATAAGGAAAGTAAAGAAGAGAACCCATTAGAATCAATTTCTACAGAAGATTCTAATACTGGTAGTGATCTACCTTTCTAATTAGTCTTTAAACCAGTCAGCCTACGCTAGGCATAATATAGCGATACGTGAGTAGTATGCCGCTATGTGAGATAAGAAGCAATCGACGGTAATACGCCGAATGTGAGGTGTGACGGAGGCATCAAAATTCATAGAATAGGAATAGCATACACTCACGTTTTAAAGGGGTATTAGTTTAATGGTAAAACAAGGTAACTAGAAATAGCTGACTATTATAATATAGCTAATATAAGCAAGCTTATTATATTATAATATGCCTATATTGCAGTTCGATTCTGCAATACTCCACAAATTAAAATCTATATCATATGCTATACGACACTACAAACATAAAAGATGAAGTGAATATTACTCTAGATTATATATTATCTAAAGTAACAGAATATGATATATATGCAGCGTATATTGGTAATTTTAAAGTAGGAATGATCTATAATAGTCCATTTAGAAAAGATAAAAATCCATCATTTGGATGTTTCTATAGTAGAACTACTAAACAATTAATGTTTAAAGATCATGGTACAGGCGATTGTGGTAATGTAATTAAATTTGTTTCATTACTTACCGGTTTAACTAATTATTCAGATATACTTAATAATATAGTTAATAAGCTTAAAATTACCAATAATACACAACTCGTTAGCTCTAAGCAATACATACCGTCAACAGAGACAGTAATTGGTGTAGTAAGACAAGACTTTACTCTAACAGACATCAATTACTGGTCTCAGTTTAATATTAGTATTAATACTTTGAAGAAATTTGGAGTAAGTAGTATTAAATATTACTTATGTAATGGTATTGTAAAGGGTATTTACAAGGATACAAATCCTATGTACGCTTATAAGGTATATAATCATTTTAAGATTTATAGACCTTTAGCAGATAAATATACAAAATGGCGCAATAACCTGACAGAGAATGATATTCAGGGGTTTAAACAGTTACCTAAAACTGGAGATATACTCGTAATAACAAAGAGTATGAAAGACGTCATGTGTTTATACGAAATGGGGATACCCGCAATATCTCCATCGTCAGAATCAACTTTTATACCTGATAAGGTATTAGAACAGCTTAAAAAGCGTTTTAAACGTATTATTATACTGTTCGATAGGGACGAAGCTGGCGTAAAATATCTTCGCAAAATGAGCCTTAAAACAGGCTTAGAAGGGCTTTTAATCCACAAAAAGTTCAAAGCGAAGGACGTATCAGATGCTATAAAAGCAAATGATTTTGAAACTATTAAAAATTGGCTTTATGAAAACATTAAAAGATAAACTAAAAACATTTTGGAAAGGTTTTAGAAAAGTTATATCGAATCTAATTTGTATTCCGTTCATATTAGCTACTATAATTGTAGCTATGATTACAGTAGGAACATGTAAACTAACTAACATGCTACTACAATTAGATGATGATATTATAGAAACCTTTGGAGAATGTATTTATGAAGCAAAAGAAGAAATAGGGAAAAGTACGCAACGCAACTCCTAATATATATGATGGAATAAAGTTTAGAAGTAAACTTGAAACATACACATATAAAAAGCTGAAAGAAGCTAAAATCAATGCAGATTATGAACAGCATAGATATGAACTTCTTCCAGCTTTTACTTTTGGAGAAAAGAAATATAGGCCAATGACTTATTTACCTGATTTTGTAGGAAATAAGTTTATTATTGAATGTAAAGGCTATCCTAACGAAGCATGGCCTTTACGTGAAAAACTATTTAACTACTACTTGTATAGATTTGAACCTAATATAAAGTTCTATGTAGTACATAATCAGAAACAAGTGGACGAGTTAATAAAACATTTAAAAGAATGTTAATTTTTTGTGCAGCATTAATATACAAATTAACAATAAGTTTGCATTATGAAAATATGTGCAATTAGTGATTTACATGGTATATTACCTTCTGTACCAGAATGTGACGTATTATGTATTGCTGGTGATGTAGTAGATTTACTTGTTCAACGTAGTTCTGATGAATCAGATGCATGGTGGAGTACTGCTTTTATTACATGGGCTGATAAACTATCGTGTAAAAAGATATTTGTAGTACCAGGAAATCATGACATTTATATTGAACAATTATATGACGGATTAATAAAAGATACTACTTTACAGGAGTTTAAGAATAAAATATCTTTACTTACTAATAATAAGGTAGTATTTCTTATTGATGAGTTATATGAATATGAAGGAGTAAAATTTTATGGAACTCCATGGATAGCTCCTATACACTGGCAAAAATGGGCATTTGAAGATACTCAACATGAATATGATGAGTATGTATGTCCATATGAAAATATACCTGATTGTGATATACTTATTACTCACGAAAATCCAAACTATAATGAAAAGCTTGAACATTACTGTTTTGGTAAGTATAAGCATCATTTCTTTGGGCATTGGCATAATGGTATATCATACGGTCATCTTAATCAATATAACTGTAGTATTTTAACTGATAGTTATAATATAAGAGAAAGACTTAAAATAGTAACTATTGATTTTGATTTAGAGAAAAAATCAGATAAATCTAGAGAAGATTTACTTTTTAATCTCTTAGTTGAAACAATTAAACATAAAACTGAAGAAGAAAACGAAGAAGAACAATGATAATTGATAAACCGTATTATGAAGATAACACGAGAATATCAAATTCTTCTATAGGTTGGTTTCTAAAAAAAGGTCCTTTATACTTCCGTAATATGCTCGATGGTAAGGAAGAAGGATTAAAGTTACCGCAGTTAGAAAAGGGTACTATGATACACGAATACATACTTCAACCAGATGAATTCTGGAATGATTATGTAATACTTGAGTATGATGTACCTAAAGTAAAACAGCAAAAAGATTTCTGTGATTGGTATTCTATATTTAAAGATACTAATCCATTAGAAGATAATGATAAATTATTATTAGATTCTTATAACAAGGCTTATAGTAATAAATTATCTGAAGATGCTAAGTTATCTATTGCTAAAGATTTTGCATTAAGATATGATGAATATATTAAGTCAAAGTCTTTGAAAAATAATAAAAAAGCAATTTCGTTTGCAGATCTTAATATGTTAAAGACAATTAAGTCTAACATTGAAAAACATAAGAAAGCAAATGAATTACTAACAGACACTCCAGGAGTAGAATCTCATAATGAGTTTCATATTAACTGGACATTTCCCATTAAGACAGATAGTCTTAAAATGGATGAAAATAAGACCTGGTATGCACCTTGTAAGTCATTACTTGATAGATGCATATTTGATCATGTCAATAAGAAAATTATTCTAATTGACTTAAAAACAACATCAGATGTCTATAACTTTAAACATTCTGTAGAAGAATTTGATTATTATAGACAGATTGCTTACTATTTGTTAGCTATTACATGGTATATGAAAGATCAAGATATTGATATTTCAGATTATGATTGTGAAGCATACATTATAGCTATACAGACAAATAGTAATTATGAAGTAAGAGTATTTAACATGTTTAATGAAACAGAGTTAGACTCTCGTAAAGATACTATTATCAGTGCATTATCAGAACTTTCATATCATTACCAGACTAATAATTGGGAGCATACTCGCAGTTATTACGAAGGAAATGGTACTGAAGAACTTGAATGATGTTAGTATATATATAGTTCCATTATTAGATGATAATCTTACATGGAATGATTTAACTGTAGAGAGCGGTTATATAAATGCATATACTACAGATAAGAACAGACCTTTTTTAGAAGAAAAGGTCTTTCTTGTATACGATAGTAGCATAAATACTAAAGAATCTATAGAACGGTTTAGAAAGTTTAAGAAATTAGATTCTTTATATAATACTAGATATATTACTATAAATAATAAGCATTATACCATTTATTGTTTAAGTAATCCTAAGTATAAAAAAGATATTAATAATCTTCAATCTACAGGTAAAACATATAATGTAGAAGCTGCATTAGAAATAAACAGATTTTGGACAAATGTGCCTGTTCCAGAATTAGCGCAACGATTATTTCTAAGTACTTATAGGTTTGGTGATACTATAAGTGCTGAATTACCTGAAGAAGATTATTATAGTTATGAAGAGTGTGATGAGCTCTCATAACAAAATAGGCTGAGTATTAATTTACTCAGCCTTCTTTTTTTACATTGTATCTAACGAATTGATAATTTAGATAGAAACTTTTAGAAATTCATTAACTAATTCTATAGATAATTTCTTTTTGCTTTCGGATCTGTTGCTTCCATTATACTCTTGAATGGAGTAACTTTAATTATATTCTTAAGTATAACAGGTAATCCTTCATACGGTCCTCTATCTATAATAGTAAATGGAGTTCTATCACCTACATATGACGCAGGATTAATTAGATTAATAAAGCTAGATGCATTATCAAACCAATTGAAAGCTGCTGTAGGAGACTTAATTAATGAAATAAATTCAAATGGATTATACATAGTTCTAAATTCAAATGCAGAACGCATTGCAAGATAAGTAATAGACTAGTTCAACCAAGTATCATATTCATCATCTCCATCTACAATAGTAGCTATAGCAAGAGCAACAGTAGTAGAAGCGGCAATTAGTACTAATTCATTTAATACTCTCCTAACTGCATACTATTCGTAATCTTTTAAATTATTATAGTCAGCTAATAGCTAAGCCATAGCAAAATGTCTTTGACCTATAACATTCTTCAAGAACTTACTAGTAGAACGATAATAACCCTCTTCTTCTACTCCTAAATCAAGATTAAATTGTTTTCTTTTGAATCTATCATGTAGTGCAGATATCATAAAGTTACGATGTAGAACAATATAGGAAGCTATAGAATTAGCATGTACTGCCGCTTTATCTATTTCTCTTAAAGTACCATCAATTCTCTAAGTAAGTATATTAATTCTATTTCTTACTTCATTCTATAATTTATCTGTAACAAACTATTTATATTTACTCTATACTTTTATATTACCGTCTTTGTCTTCAGTAAATACATCATATAAAGTTGTAGATAGTTGTTCAAATTTAGTACTATCTGAGTTAAATTTGTTAATATATTGTTGTTTAGTCATAAATCCTTCCCCTTCTACAAATCTATAACTATGATATATACTTATTACTGTGTGACTCTTAACAGTATAATCTGATTGATTGTAACCAGCAAACCAGAAGTTCTGATTTATAGCTCTCAATACCTAACTCTAGTCTAATCTATCAAATATTTCTCTATTGTCTTTTACTACTTGATTTAACTGTAATAAGTAAGCTAATTTACCTTTAGGAATAGGATTACCTATATTAGCCATTATATCAGGTAATTGTCTAGCAAATTCACTAGAAGCGAATTTAAGGTCATTGGTATCAAAGAATCTACCCATTTTAGCTTCTAAAGTAGTATAGGTAGCATCAGTAAAGAAAGAAGTACCAATAGACCACAAGTTACCTGATAGGTTTACTTTAGTAACAAAGCCTCTTATTATATCTAATGTCTTACCTAAATTGATTTCTTTGTCTAATACATTTATAGTAATTGGAGTCTTATTTCTACCATACATTATTCTATCAACTAATAGCTAAGCTTGTTTATATACATTAGCTGAACCTGCTGTTTTTAATTCCTTTTTAGTTCTAATCTGTATGTTCTTTAGAAGATTAAGTAAAAGCTCAACGTCATCCTATTGTTCTACCATATTATTATAGTTAGTAGCCATATTATAGTAAGCTATTACTGAAGCAACGGCATCAGTAGATATCTCATTAGTATCATCTAACATATTTATAAATCTTGTAGGTATTACTTTGATAGGATCTCCATTAGGCATTGTAGTAAAGTCTTCTACATAATCAGTATCATCTACTCTAGTTACAGCTATATCATCAAATACATACTTTAAAGCATTAAGTACATTATCCTTTCTACCTAGTACCTACATAAATCTAGCTGGTATCTAAGGCATTTTATCTTCATCACTAAATGTTAAGAAAGATATATACTCATTAGCCTTTTTCATAGTATCAGACAGGCTATCGTAAAGCTTCTTTAATTCAGGTTTATCCATTACTTCCTTATAGGCTTTACTATTGTCATAATACTTCTTATTAGGCTATATAGCAGGACCAGCTGGATCCCAATCTTTATTAAACCAATCTGACCGTTGATCTAAAGTAGAGTATTTACTCATGGGAGCATATTCTGTATACTTTTCTAATAACTCATCTTTAGGTTTTAATTCTGTATAATAAGAAGCAGGGTGCATCTTACCTCTACCGTCTTCATAATGATTCTTATTAAACCAGTCATTATATGCCTCTGTACCAGACTATCTAGCGTTTTCACTATCTTTATAATACTATTCAGTTGGAACTACTTCTGCTATATCGCTGAATTTTTTATCAGTCATATTTGTTTCAGCCCAAGTATATAATCTGGCTATATCATTATCAAGCTTTAATAGAGATTCTTTTTCAGAATCAGACATCAAATTTGAATCAATTTTACCAGTACGAGGATCTTTAAATAACTATTGAAATTCTCTACGCTTTTTAATAGCTTCTTTATATTCCTCAGTTTGTTCTACTTTGCCCAAACTATCTAGATCGTCATAGAACTATTGATTATATTGCTTTCTTAGATTTCTTGATTCCCATAAAGCTAATTGAGCTGATCCTTCGCCATATTTAGCTACTATTTTTGCTCTATCTCTGTTATAGCTTTCTTTATCAGTCTTGTATTTTACATGTTGCTGTACTATTTCATTGAAAGCTGATAACTCGTTAGCTATAATTAAATCATCTCCTGTTTTTATACTGCCGTCAAGATTATATCTATTAGATAATAACTGTTTCTATTTACGTAGACTAAGTAAAGCGTTATATTCTGATTCGGTTAAAAGATTAACGTATTCTACTCCATCTACTGTAATTGGATCTACTATAGTATTGATATAATTATTAATCTCATTTATAGCATCCCTGGTTTTCATAGAAAGCATTCTATTCCTAGTAGTATAATACTCAGGTTTATACTTTCTATTAGCTTTTTCAGAGTAGAATTTGTTAACTCCTTCAAACCATTTTCTTTGAGTATTTTCATCATTAGGCATTACGTATTGATCATGCTCATCTTTCTGAATGTTAAGTTTACCGGCTAGATTACTCAAGTATTCTTTCTGATCTCTTTTAAATTGACCTTTATTAATAGGAGATACTCTTAAACCAGTATAAGTACCGTCATCATATTTTTCATATAACAATTTCTGTACATCGTTACCGTATTTTTCTTTAGCTACATTCAGCTATTTTACTAGCTCAGTACCTACTTCTAAAGTATCTCTATCTGTTTTATTTACAGTATTCTAGAGCATGTTAGCTATAGTCTGTAACACCATATTATCACTATTGGTAGCCATTCCAAACCAATTCATAAATATACTAGTATCATGTTTTGGATCATCAAGCCAAGCTATAGTCTTATCTATATAATCTTGTGGTACAGCTCTAGATTGTAAATATTCTTGTAAGAACTGATAGCCTTTTTCTTTAAGAATATTAGTAAATCTATTATTAATTACCGTTAATTGCTGTGCTATATCTGCTATATTCTACTTTATCGTAGCATAGTCGGGTAGTTCTTTAAATATATCAGTAGTATCTACAGCATATTGAATTTGATCAATAAGCGGTTTGTAGAATCCTAAATAGTCATTAGACAACTATCTAATTTGTTTAGCATTAATCTCTTCTATTGGCTTAGATAAGAACTTTATACTATCTCCTATAGTATCATTAACATGTTGAACAAATTGTAGTATCCCTTGTTCTGTTTCAGATCTAGATAATTGAGATATTACTGTAGATATTTGATTCCATACTTTAGGATTTTTTACATTATAATGTTTAATGGCATTTAATCTATCTTTTAATCCTTTCTGTATCTTGCCATATAGTTTATCTATCTATTTCTGTTGATTATTATCTAATTTGCTAAATGTTTTACCACTATGCTCTTCATTGAAATAATCAATTGGATATATGCTTATTTCTCCTTGATTAACTTTATCAAGCAAGGACATAGCATAATCTTGCAAATTAGATATATTCTCAGGTAATTTAGAATAAACAATAATTTTTTTACCGTTAATTAGTCTATTTATTATACCTTTTATAAATATCCACAGTCTCTAGAATTTACTTTTATCAGTTAATTTTAAATGAGCGCGAAATGATGTGTTTGATAGTACTTCATTTAAAAACTCATCGCTCTACTAATCTTTACCTAAACCATAGAACACACTTCCTAATTTCTTTCTATATTCAATTTGTAATTCGTCAAGTAATTCTTTAAATTGCTCATTAGTTTCATATTCTTTGCGTAAATAAATATGTAACATTTCGTGGGCAACATCCTCAGCATTTAACTATACAGATGAAGATTTAATTATATCTGAATATAAATATAAAGCAGCTCCGGCTTCAGCTCTAACTCCTTTTTTATAGCCTTTACGTATAATAAAGGGTCTATTGACTTTATTTAATTTCTTAAGAAGTTCTTTAGTTTGAGGCTTTACTTCATCGTGATTAATAAAGAAGTTTACTACATCTACAGTATCTGCAAATTCTCCTAACTATTCCAATAAAGTATTAGAAGTAGCCTATTTAATTTCATTTCTTTTATTGTAAGCTTCTATTAGTAATTCACCATTTTCATCTACTTGTTTAGATAATTCTTCTGATAATTGTGTTTTAAATGCATTTGTAAAGGTTTCAGCCTTTGCTAAGATAGCTTGTTTACGATCTCCATCAAACTTGTTTAAAAGGTCTGAAAATAGTTTAGAATCTTCTCCATTAGGAGCTTTATCTAATCCATTGCCTTTATTCTAATCCCAAAGGTAGTAGGCTTTATTTTCACCTACTACCTCTACTAACTCCTTCCATTCAGGAAGATTTTTATTTGGACAATATTTATTCATATTATAAATTACATATAAATTTGTTAATCAAACCTTCCACTTCTTCTGGAGTAGTTGGATTTTCTTTACGTAATAATTGAGTAAATTCTTCTATTTTATCATCTATTTTAGATGCTAAATCTGCGTTATCCTTGCTTAATTCAGTTAAGTATTCCTTCATTTTATACAAAAGATCAGCCTCTAACTAAAGAATGTTTTTAGAATCGCTGTCTTTACTTTCATCAGCTTCACTAAGTACAACATCTTGTTCACTTTCATCTTTATCGTCTTGCTCCCATTCAAATACCATATCCTATTGCTCTTTGGCATAGTTCATATTCTAATAGGGAGGAAGGTCTGTAATCAAATGAATATCAGAATTCTACCAGTTAGGTTTGCTATAATCATCTGCCATATCAGCTAATGCTTCCTGATTTTGTAAAGCTTCTGTGTAATCCCACACACTTTCTTTATTAAAATCAAATTGAGATTCTTTGCCGTATTCTACTACAGTATGCCCTCTATATTTGTATCCTTTCTTAGATACTAATCCATAAATAGGTATATAATTCAAACGTTTAGTATCTGGATCAGCAGCTTGTTTATAACCTATGAGAGAATACACGTGATAATTAGCTGGAGTATGACCTAAACCATCATTTATTTTAATATAAGGATAGAATATAGGGAATTTACCTTCTGTTAGTTTACCCTAATCATTAATATAGGTCATTGATAACCAATTACTAGGTCTAATAGCAGGTTTATCTGTTTTATCCTATCTTTCTCCCATTATAATATTAGGAACTACAGACTAATCATTTAACGATATAGAATATAATTTAGCCCCTTTCTTGTTATATAAGTCTACTGGTTTTACTAGTTTGTCATTCTGCCAGTTATTTAAGAACAAATCATCTCTTACTATAGATTGATCAACTCCATTAGATAGTTCATCTAATTTAGTTTGAATATAATCTGTATAACCTATTGACATTTTATAACTATTAGGAACATATTGGAAGAATGAATTCATAGTAGGATTATCTCCAGATGTAATAAATGCATATACTACTAAATCCTTAAATAATTGACTTACTTTAGGCTCTGGATCTTCTAATAACTCTCTCCAGTAATTTATCAGATTGTTAGCTTGTGACTGATCAGAATCCAATAATGATGAAGTATCAATGAAATCTAATCCATTATAATCTATATTGGGTATCAAATAATTTATGAAATCATTGTTAATAGTGCCATCATTGTTTAAGAATCTACTCAATTTAGGATTACCTTTCAATATTTCATGCTTAAAATTATTAATACGTTTAGCCATTGACATTTTTCCAGTAAACATACCATTAATGTCTATACCATTCTGATATATGAACTGATTGAAAAATCCACTCTTAATCTGAGCTTCCATTCCTGAAATAAGAGCATTTAACAGTTTAGAATCAGCATTATTCTTTCTACCAAGTAATGATAGCATTATGTCTTTCTTACTTAAGAAAGTGTCAGTATTTCTAAGTAACAGATTTTTAAAGATAGAAGTACCAAATGGAATACTGTTTTCAGTTTTCTTAGCAATAAAAGTGTCCTTATAGAATCTTTCAATTTCACCATCTGCAAAGTTAGAATCTTCTGTCATTGCCCACATACCATTGTAATATGTCTGCTATTCTGCAAAGGTTTTACCAGTTTTCTTAGTATCTACTTTAGAATACTTAACCAAATTAGCTAATGAATCAGCGTATGGTTTTAATGCTTTCCAAGCATAATATATACGAACCTATTCTTCATTAAAGTTACTTATCTCTTCTTTATTTAGCTTGAGTAACTCTCTTGTTCTAGATGTATATTCACCATTTTCTTTCTGATATGTACTAAACAAGTCTCGATATTCGTTAGCTCTTGAATTTTCATTACCATTTATAAATTCATATTTTTTCCTATATTTCTTAGTAGGATCATATTTATCAAGTACTGATTCAATTGCTTCATTTTCCAACTGAGTAGGAGTCTTAGTTCTATCTATACCATACTTACCTTTAGTCTTTATTACAGCTTCTGCCATCTCTTTAAGAATAGGCTGAGCAACAAAGTAGAATGTCTACTTACCTTTACCAGTACGTAATAAGAAAGAAACCATGTTGTATGTCCATGAATTAACATTCAATCTTACAATATACGGGTCTTTGGCAATATCTACGAAACCGTTAATCATAGCAGATAGCCAGTCAAGTATTCTACCACCTTTTTTCATACCTGCTACAGGAGTATCGTATATTCCGCCTATATTCCATATATCTAGAGTACTAGTGAACTCATTTCTAACCATACTAAGTTTAGTAAGCTGAGTAAGGATATGATGAGCATTATTCAATGCAAAAGGTCCGATACCTGCTTTACCACCAGTATATTCGGCTTTTCTGGCTTCTTGATAAGTAGGAGAATATACTTCAAACGGAGTAGGATGATAGCTACTGGGCCCTTCAATATCTCTAAGTACTTCCTTAACATTCTCTGTAGCATTATCAATAGATAACTTAAGTGAGTTAGTATTATCTTTAGTAAGTAACACTTTCATATAAGCATCAAGCATTTCATTCTTTATAGAACTACGTACGTCTTCATATTTAAGAGCATTACCTTTAGTAATTTTAACTCCTTTATTGTTATAACTAAATCTAGCTACATACAATTTATCAATATCGAAGTCAGAACCAGTAAGCTTAGTAAAGTCTTCAGGGAGCATAATAGTATCACCCATTATTTCAGGGAATACATCTACAAAACGTAATGGAGATATAGACGCAATAGACTGAGTAGGAATACGATAACCAATAGCGTTAGCTGTAGCTTTATCACCAATAATTTTATGGTCAATAAGCCATTGTCTAGCTTCTCTAAATGTAAGTTTATCGTAATCAGGTATAAAGTACTTAAACAAGTTTATACTTACTACTGAATCCATAGATCCTTCCTCATTAATAGACTTGAGTACTCTACCGTCATTTATCATATTGGGTGTTATTACTTTAGTAGAAGTAGCTTCTAGACCTAAAGTAGATCTTTGAATAAAGGCTCCACCTGGTATATGAACATCAATAACTTGTTTGTTGATCATAGAAATAAATCTACTTTCCAACCACTTGTTATCAGATAGAGAAGATAAAGGAATTATAAACTTGTTATTAGCTGTTTTAAGACCAGATAATACGTTGTCATTAGCATCCGATTCTCTAGCATCATCTTCTAGCATTTTAGCTAGTTTAGGTATATTAACACTACCATCTTTGTTAAATAATTCATCTTCTAAGTCTTTAACACCCATATCAGATAATTTATTCAATGCGTTCATGATAGTATCTTTGATTTCTCTACCAGTTACTTGTCTACCCTCAATGCCATATAAATCATCCATACGAAGATTGGATAGATTTACTTTCATAAATTGAGTACCAGCCATCTGTTCTTCATGTGTATGAGGATTAGTTTCTAACTGTTGTCTCAAGTATTTAAACTTCTGAGTATAAGTAACCAAGTTATTGAAATCATTCAAAGTATTTCCTTCTTCATTAATTAACTCATCAGTAACTTTAGCACTAAGAACAGTCTGTCCATCCCTTAGTTCTATTTCACTGTCTTTAGCTACTCTATAGAACTTCATAGGAGATCTAGAACCAGCTTTAACAGCAGAATCAAATAGAACCATATCTACTGGTTTACTAGGATCTGTCATTCTATCATACAGTGCCTTTATATCACCAGTAGCTATACTCTTGAATAATGGGAACAATGCCATCTTATTGAAGTAGGGTATACCCAATCCAGGTATTTCATTGAATCTAGTACCAAATGCCATGTACTTCATAGCATTTAATATAACCTTATTAGCTTCAGCATACAATTTAGGGTCAGAATCCCATAAATTAGCTGTATCTTCATTAGTAAGTATATCAAATGCTTTCTTTATTTCAGGAGACCATACTCCGCGCATTCTAAGTAGATCTCTAGTCATATTAGGACTAATATATACAGCAGCATCCGCTACATTTATTCCTCCTTTATAGCCTTCTACTTCTGCTTTAGCAGCTTGTTTAGCTATCTTAACTGATTCAGGATAGATTTTTTCAATTTCCTGAATACTCAAGTCTTTTACTTCATTCCAAGCATCTTCACCTTCTAGTTCTTGAATAGTTTCTTTAATGTTACCTCTAGTAAATAGACCTTCATATATATAGTACTGTTTGTCCATTATCTCATGGTCTTTTAATTCAGCGACTACATATTCGTCTCTAATTGGATCATTAAAGAAATCTAGTCTGTTATTCAAACCAGTAGAAGTAAGAGAACCAAGACGTTTAATTTTATCAATAGATACGTCTACAGGTCCGTGTTCATCATATTTTACTTTATAGTATGCAGGAGCGCCACTAAATAGTTTTTCAACTTCATTAATTGATATTATACTATTAATAGTATAGTCAGCTAGCATATCAAATATGGCATAACCTTCAGCATTAGTAGGATCAAGTTGGCTATAAAAAGCCTTTCTACTATTTAATTCGATATCGTCAAGTAGTTTGTTACGTAGACTCCATATATCGTTGTTTTCGTTACCTTCAATCAATCCTAATTCTTTAGCTGTAGCTATCTCCTGTTTAACACGTTGATTGATTAGAGAGCTTAAAAATGCCTTCTACGTGTCTTTAGATAAGTTAAAGAAATAGTCTTTAGCTGTCTGAAGATTTTCTTTAGCTGATTTCATAGGATCATTAAAACTAATGAATCCCTTAGATGTATTAATACCAGTTAATAATAAGAATCTCGCTCCGTTTCCTTCTAACTTCTTAGAGTGTTTTTTACCATTCTTATCTTTCCAACTTACTTTGTTAGGAGTATGGAAGTTCTTTATTCTTCTAGAAGGTTCTAGCCAGTCATTATTAATAGTACCATCATCGTTGTAATGTAAACCGGTCTTTTCATCATAATGAGTTGGATCGTCATCTATTTGTCTTAAACAAAGCTCTATTTGATTTAATTCATCATAGCAATACCCAAGCAAAGTGTCCATACTTTGTTCTCCATATTTGATATAAGCACCTTGCGGAGTAACATTAAAGTTTATTCTTTCATGGGGCAATCTTATACCTTTAATGAAGTGATAAGTCTTTTTATCTGCTACAGTAGGGAATATGATTCTATCATTAAATACGGCTACCATTTTAGCTAAATAGTCCTCTCTATCAGTAATTCCAAAGTAATCTCTACCAACATCTTGCGAAGTAGTATCTTTGAAGTTTATAAGAGTTTCGACAGACAGATCTTTATTACCATTCTTTACAGAATTAAGTATTATTGAATTGCCATTATATACTACGGAATTTAAGTTATCAAATGTATCTTTATCATTTACTATTTCATTAAGTCTATCTTTAGCAAAGTTATTTTGAGATACCATATAATAACTATTACCATCTGGACCATAACTACTTAAGCTTTTATCAGTAGCGTGTTGATAGGCATAGTAATTAGCAATTTCTTTGATAAATCCAGATGTATTCCATATTTGAGTAGGTTGTAACGACTCTTCTGCTACCTTTATAGGACTAATAGTATTATCTTTATTAATAGAATTCTTAATGTTCTCTAATGTTTCTACTAATCTAGGAACACCACCAAATTTAATTCTGTTTACTAAGAATGAGTTTAATAGAGTATATTGGTCTAATCTAGGATTACCGTAATCTCCAGATAGCAACATTCTGTTAAGAGTAGGTTTATCTATTCCTATACCAACAGAATTCATCATACGAATAATAATATCTTTCAGATACTCTTGATTAGATGCTTCGTGTAAATCTATGTTGTTATCTCCTATTCTTAACAAACCTTTATTGTTAGTAAACGCATTTCTAATTCTGTTGAAATTATCTATTATAACACGTAAGGTTTGCTTAGCATTATCTGTTGCTACAATTGCTCCACTTTCATTATACTTAAATATACCAGAATTATTAAATAGGTATTGTGACCATACTCTAGGATAATTAGCTGCTTTTACATCTATAGTATTATCCTTTAGTTCCATTCTAGTAAATCCTGTTTCGGCATCTTCACTAATCTTTACTGTAATGTAGTTATTAATATCAGATGTAATAACAGTCTCTATTCTGGTAAGCATTGCTTCAGCTTGAGTAGCCACATTAGTATCAGCACTTAGGGAGTTCTTTACTAAAGTAGTCAATCTAAGTAATAAAGCTTGATAGAAAGTGTCACCATTCTTGGCAAAGAATTGTACTTTATCTATAATGTTGGATATAGTTCTACAGCCAGATAGATCTTTTAATATGTTTGTCCAAGCTATATTAGGATCTACGAAACTAGGGAAATGAGTATACTCATCGAATTTAGTTTGAGGAGTACCATCTTTACCTATTTCATATGCTGGAATAGTTTGGAAGAAGAATTTAACTTCAGCAGGAGCATTATCTCTAATAGATATATTCATACCTTCTACAGTATGTTGGCCTATATTTACTCCTTCTGTACCTTCTTCTATATTAGAAATAGTATCGTTTTCATTTCTATCTACGGCTCTAATTCCTAACTATTTTAGCTTAACAGTAAGCATTGGTAGGATAATAGAATCAAATTTCTCTACTACTTCTTTGATAACATCAGAAGGATACTTATAAGCTTGTGCTTGAAGTATAAGTTTAAGTCTATCAAACTTAGGAGCTTCCTTAGATAAATCAGAGTAGTTTATTGTCTTACCATCAGTAAATGATACTTGGAAGAAAGCATATGTTAAACTGTTTATAATGTCATTCAATTGCTTAACCGTCTGAATATGTTTAAATTTATATCCAGATACTTCCATGTTAGCTCCTTCACCTTTGTATATTTCTCTGAATCTAGCTACATTTTCAGCACTTGGTTTCAATCCATAGTATTTACCTCTATTAATAGCTGAATATATCTTAGCTAATCCATATTGACCAGTTCTAATCCATAACTTAATAAAGTCATATATTCTTCTGAACCAGTTTTTAGTATCAAATCTGTAATTGCCTGATTCGTTTAGCATGAAGTCTTTAAACTGATCAGCTAATTTTTCATCAATTTGCTTATCAGTTAATCCTTGATCTCTATACTTTTTGTAAATTCTGTTTCTATGTTTAGGATCAATTAACAATTGAGATACTCTGTGCCATGCCTCGTGATATTGAACACCTTCTGGAGCCTACTCTGAGATCTTTATAGAATCTTCAGTTACTCTACCTACTACAATATTACCAGCCTCTGTAACATCTATGACAGAAGAAACTATTTCTGGAGTAATACCTAAAGTAGATTGTATCCACTCTTTAGCCTATTCAGGATTCATTTTATTCTAGCTATTAATAGCTAATTCAGATACTTCCTTTTCAGTTACTTCCATATTAGGGCCTTTTCTACCCTTACCGTCTAATATAGAAAATATTTCATCCAAATCTATAGTAGTTTGCTTACCTGTTTCATCTGGTAGAGTAATACTACCTCTTTTAGTTTCTTCCTGAACTTTTTGCTGAGACTGCTCTATTTTACGCTATGCTGTCTTATCTACTAACATTACATCGTCAATGTAAATGTTAGCATCTTGTAAAGTATCAGCTATATCTGTGAGTAATATACCTTGCTTTATATACCAACCAAGTACACTAATACCATTAGGATGACTAGAGTCTACCTACTTATTACCATTACTATCTTTAGTAATACCAAAATCTTTATTAGTAAACTCTAAAACATTCGGTATTAATGTGATCTTATCTACATTATTGTTCTTTAAGAATAAAGCCAAAGGATATAGTTTAGGATCCTTTACTTGGGACTGTAAATCACCACCTAGATAATTAGAACTTAAACCCGATTCATCAATATTCCAATGGAAATTATCCATTATATAATTCTTCAGTCTTTCTCTAATTTCTGGTACAGTAGTTATATCATTTAAGTTATATACTTGTTGACCTACTACTAATTGATTATCTTCAGTAAGATAGAACTGCTTAGCCATTTTAGCTCTTACTTGTTCTGGAGATAGTCTAGTATCATTAGGGTTAGTAGCTGTTTGAGAACCAAAGTTTACTAAGAACTGTAGTACATTCTGTGGTGTAATATTAGTAACTGTACCATTTGCATCCGTATAGAATTGATCTTTAGAAGTAACTAAATTGATTATAAGATCAGCTACTTCTGGTTTATCTTTAAAGTTACCATAATTTAGTACTACACCTATTTGAGATGAACTTCCGTCATCTCTAGAAGTCTTAATCATCCATACTGGTTTGCCCATAGGGAAACCTTTAGCAGATATTACTTGGTTCTTAAAGCGAATTACATTGCCACCTAAACCACCTGTAGTAATACCTATCTAAGTATTTTCAGAATTAATTTCATACGGATCTTTAACAGTTAACCAAGAAGATTCAGTAAGATTTCTATTCTTGGGGCTACCATCTTCATTTTTAAGATTTACAATTCTACCATTGGTTTTTCTTATGGTAGTAGGCACTATCTATAAGTTAGGATTAGACTATACTTGTTTATTCAACTCTAGTACTTTATTACGTAAAGCACTGAGATTATTTACAATTAGCTATTGATCATTAAATGGTAATCTATTGAAAGCTCTATTTCCTCTAGCATACAGTCCTTCTACAGTCTTAATGCTAGCGATATATTCTTTACCTTTATAGTTAAATAAAGCATATATAGCGTCTGTAGTAGTACCGTCATCTTTAGTATAAGGTCTTACTACTATACGTACTCCGTTCTTAGTTACTTCTTTGATAAAGTCAGGTTGTCCAGATACCTCAGAGAATTCTTCATTATTCAGATACTGCTCCATACCTTGGAATTTCTTAGGTACTCTAATCCATTGTCCTTGCTCATTCTGCTTAGAATCAGTAAGTCTGTAGTTCAATTCGTGAGAATATGGATCTAATCTAGAGTCATAAGTTAACTCTTCTAATTGTCTGGGTTCAGTTTCTGTATCCTCTGTAACTTGTTGCTCCTTAATAACCTAATTAGGAGTTTCTAAAGCTTGCTTAGCTTCATCACCAAGCCATCCGCCAAGTATGTCGCTAAGAGTTGGTACGTCCTCTATAGTTAATGGTTCTGTCTTAGGAGCTTCTTCAACAGGAGATACAGGAGTGGGAGTTTCGCTAGGAACAGTAATAGGCTTTTGAACTTCTTTCTCTTTATTCTATATGTTCTGTTGTTCTCTCTAAGCTATTCCTTCTCTTGCTTCTTGGGCTAGAAGTTTCAACTCTTCAGCTCTAGCTTTTTCTTTACCTTGTAAGTTCTGCGATATTTTCCATTCACCAGAACTTATAAAGTCAGAATATGCTGTTTTAAGCAATTTTTCATCTATCTGTTCTGTTTCTGTTTCCTAAATAGGAGTGCTAGTAGGAGTAGATACTTCTGCTATAGGTTCTTCTACTGTTTTTGTTTCATCAGAAACAGGAACAGAAGTAGTAATAGGTTCTGGAGTAACTTCTTCTCCTTCTTCAACCACCTTCTCTTGTGTTCTACCAGAGTATAAGTCTTCTATATCTTGTACAAAATCATCTTCTTTGGCTTCAGAGTCTTTCCATTTATTAATCTTAGCCATTATAGATTTCTTATCATCTGAAGACATTAGATTGTTCTCTTCACGAGCTCTAGCTTGATCCAAAGAAGTCAATATAACTTGTTCTTGAGCATCAGCTAAATCCTGATGTATAGAGGGAACTTGAAAGTCAGTTTCAGTTAAATCAAACTGATTTAATACCTTTTTGAGTTCAGTATAGCTATTGAATAAAGACTCTCTATCTGTATTCAATAGGTTTCTAAAGTGTATAACATCGGCTTTAGATGTACGTAAATTGGTATTCTTTTCAAGTTCGTTAAGTTTAGTACTATTTTGCTTATAGTCGCTTATTAGTTGATCATAAACTGATAATTCAGAGTACAGAGATATAGCACTTCTTATATCTTCTACACTTATCTGTGAGCGTTGTTCATCAGATAGTTTAGCTATTACTCTTTCAATTTGCTTATTTACCTCTTCTCCGTTTAATATACTCTACAGTTTATTATTTGCTGTTGCAAAATTTTTATCAGATTCTTCAACTAGTTTGTCATAATGATCCTTTAGTGCAATAAGTATATTATAATCATCAGTATTTGGTTCTATACCCAATGCTTCAGCTTGTTTTAATGCAGATTCAGATGTAGCTATGTTTCTTACTCTGTTAGCATTATTTCTTTCAGTCTCTATATCTTCTTGAGTAAGACCGTCAATGTTGGCAGATTGAAGATTATCAAATGATTGCATTAAGTTATTCCACTTATTATTTGCAGCCATTTCTGCATATACTATGTCTTTTCTTACTCTATCCTTTTGATCTAGTTTTTCAGCATATAAAGCTGATAATAGTTTATCTGCTTGTAATTGGTCTCTAGTTTGTAAGTAAGAAGTAGCAGCACCTATACCACCAGTCATTAGACCACCAAGCAATGCCCCACCTTTAAAGTTTTCCATAAATTCTGCATCGTCTGAATATACAGAATCCCAGGGAGTAATTGCTGCAAATATAGATCTTGCTCCAGATCCTATGTTCTTAATGAAACTCTTTGCCAGATTAGGATTTTCTTCAAAGTGTCTGTCAATGTAGTCCTAACCTTTCATATATTGAGTGCCTTCTTCTGCACCTTCCATAGCAGAAGATATAAGAATTCTACCTCCTAAATCCAATACTGCTTTACGTTTAGTTATTTTAGGAAGTTTATCTACACTATCTATACCAAAGCTAGCTACGTCATCTATACGCTTTGCAAATTCTCCTTTTAAGAAGCCTTTACCTTTATCATACTTTTCAGCTATAGTTTTTAAACCACGTACACTTTTAGCCATCTTACCCAATGGTATAACTTCCAGCATAGTCTGTGTAGCATCCCAAGCAGACAAAGCCATATTATCAGTATAAAGAGACTTCATACCTTCAAAGTTGTTAAGCCGAATTTTATCGAACTTAACGTTGTTTACTTTTACTTGATTAGTAAGTAATTGATCGTATACGTAATCATCATTATCTATCTATTCTTGAGTATAAGAACCTATTCTTTGCATTTCTGCTTTGGCATCCTTTAATAACTGTTTAGAAATACCACTTTTATCAATCTGATTAAGTACTGATGTCTTATAGTTACTATATACTTCTCCTTTGGATTCCCTTTCTCTACTGAATAGATTACCTACTATAGCTGCACCTGCTCCAACGATCATACCTACAGCTGTACCTATAGGACCAAAACTAGAACCTATTAATGTTGCTGCATAAGTAGTACCAGTAGTAAGTATATCATTGGTAATAGTAGCAGCTGATGAGCCCATTAATCCTGGTATCTTAAACAAATATGTATCTATATCAGTAAGATCCATACCAGGTTGTTGTGATTTTCTACGATAATAGTCAGAAGTTAACTTACTGTTGTACTCATCAGCATTATTCTGTGCAATATCTGCCTAAACTAAAGCTTGACTCTTCCTAGCATATAAAGTATTAGGATCTGAATAAGATCCTGTAGCTTTATCTATCTGTTCTGTTGTCTGACGATCTATTTCACTTAAAGCTGAATTCCAATTTCCGTTAATGAAATCGGTTTTCAGCTTTGTATTTAAAGAAGAGTCATTCAACTTATCATTTAATATGTTATTGTAAGCTTCTTTGTTATTGAGAATAGTATCAGACAGTAACTTTACCTACTGTTTTAAATCTTTATTAGTAGGATCTTGTCTTAATTGAGGAAGTATAGTGTTAATATCACGTACAGCTTGGATATAGTTTTTGGCATTTAGAATTGTATTATAATCCTAATCTGCCATTACATAATCACCTAATGCGCTATCTCTAATAGCTTCATTTCTTTTAAGGTTCCAATCATTAAATGCATTAGATACCCAATCTGTAACTCCAAAATCATCAGGAGCACCCTCATAACGAGGGTTCTCCATAGTATGGAAATATTCTTCTACGTTAGCTTTTGGAGCCTAATAAGCATCGTACAAAGCTGTTCTCTATCTTATACTATCTGTTAATGATGTATCGTATACTTTTCTTTTCATATTATCTTATACTTCCTAATGTTTGTAATGCTGAAGTTCCATATTCATCTTTAGCTTGGGATGTACCACCTATACCTGTAGGTGAACCACCTTGCCATCTTTGATTTACTCTTTGCCAGAATTCTGGAGCATTGTTAGTACTTGGTAATGCTTTGAATATATCCATCTCAAAATATTCATGACCATCTTCTCCAACTACTTCTGTAACTTCTGAAGCTTTATATAAGTCTTTTAATGCAGTTCTAGTACTCTGTCTACCAAACGGAGCTACTAAGTTATCTGCAAATCCTTGTGTTAAACCTTTATCGCTCCAAAGACCTGTACCTAACGCTTGTTCTATTCTTTCTTTAGGTATTCTTATTTTACCAGATAATGCAAATGTTCCAGGTCCTACTTTAACCATTTTGCCTTCGGGTAAGAACTGTACGTCAGACAAATTACCTGATTCAAGTACTTCCTTTAATGGGAAGCTTGTATCTCTACCAATACCGGCTACTCTTTCTGCTTTTCTAGGGGTAGTTTCAGAAGCAATTTGGAATACTGTTTCTGGTAATAAGAATCCTCTAGAATCATTAAACTGATATACATTCTTTGTGGTTCCATTTTCATCTTTTATTTCTTGTTGTGAACCACCTATACCAGTTAATAAATCGTCACTCTCAAGTAAACTAACATTACCTTTAATCATATCTAGAGCAGAATTTACTCCTTTTAAATATCCTTGTTTAGAATATTCTTTGTTACCGCTTACTGATATAGGAGAGAAACCAGATGTCTTTTGAAATTCATCTCTAAGTATATGCTTGTTAGCTAAGCCTATCATTTGAGCTTGTAATCTATCAGCTGCATCTGACGCACTTCTAGCTACTATCAAATCATTATCATTACCAGTAGCTCTATATGCATTGGAATACTGCATTGCAGCTTGATTAAGTTGCATGTACGAGCTCATCATATTATCAATATTCTGAACTCCTTTCTTAGCATCTTGAGCTATTTTAGTATTTGGATATTTACTTATCAATCCTTCTATATAGTTTCTATATTGATCAAATCTAGAACCAATTCTAGATTGCACGCTTCTGGTAATAGATTCATTTAAAAAGTCTAATCTGGTAGTATTAGGTCTAATTATTTCATCTTTACCAGTTCTGCTTGCAGCATGCTTAGCTTGTATTAACCACAATGGATCGACAGTATCTTGGTTTACTATTCTATCTCTTTGAGAATCTGCAATCATTCCTACAAATGCCTCTCTAGCAGCAGCTTCATTACCACCCGTAGCTTGCAAAGCTTCTTTATAATATTTCTGCCCTTGAGGTGTACTTACTAAATCATTAAATCTAGCATTAGCTATGTCATATAGTGTGTCGTATGTAATGCCAGCTCTATTATACTTAACCCCATCTTTCCATACTGAACCTAAACTACTAGGTTTGAGATTACTAAAGTAAGGATTAGATAGTTCATCAGCTGTCATGTATCTGACAGGAGTAATGTCACTAAATACTCTTTTGTTACTCAATGTATCATACTGAGGAATATTAGAATCATCCCATCCTTCTTTGTATTTACCTTCAGCTTCCATTTTAGCTCTCATCTCTAATCCAGCTCTTAAATTATCAGCACTTTCCTTAAGTAAGGACAAAGATGAATAGTCAGTACTATTAATTAAAGACTGTAGATTAGCTCTAAAGGAAGCGTCTTTCATAGCATCAGGATTCTGGGCTATCTAGCTAATGGCTTCCTGTACATCCTTTCTATTAATAGTTAAATTATACCAGTTCTGTGTATCTACAGCAGATGGGGAACGAAATTCCCCAAACTTCTGTAATGCTGTACTAAATTGTTTAGCTGCTTCATCTACTGCTGCTTTCTATGTAGCTCCTATTCTGTATAGTTCCCCAAAGTTAATAGGAACGTATGTGTTTAATATAGGGGCTTCAGCAGCCTAATCATATCTATTAGCTGTCATTATCTATTTCCTCCCTTATTTAACCATTTTTTAAATTGACTCATATCAGCAGAAGTAAAACCAGCTTGCAAAAATGGATCGTATAATTTAAGCATAGCATTATCTCTACTTCTTTGATTGCTCATTAATTCTCTATTTTGAGCCCACTGGCTTAATTGACCTAAACCTGTTCTGCGAATATTTCTAGCAGTAGCTCTATTACGAGCATTAAGTTCAGATGCTAAGTTAGTAGCTTGAACCCACTGCTGTCCTAAGTTATTCATTGCGTTGGCATATTCCGCTTTATACTGATTGTTTGCATTACTTTCAGCAGCTCTAGCGGCAGCAATAGCTTTATTAGTAGCAATAGCATTTTGTAATCTAAATGCCATATCTTGACCAGTATTAGTTCTCTATTGACTAGCCGCATAATTAGCTACATTTCTATTAGTTTCTATGTCTCTGAGTAGTGGATCAATATTGTATCTACGTCTACCCATAGTGTTAGTAATAGCTGTAGCATACGGGTTGTAATTAGCAGGTACTGCTTCTGAGCTACTAGTAAACAAATTAGACATTATAGGAGCTAAAGAGGCAGCTCCACTAACCAAACTGCTTAGCCCTTCTAATCTTACAGGTTCCTATTGTGGAGCAGTAATTACAGGTTGTACTGTTGCACCTGTTATAGTTCTAGTTCTAATATCTTCTGGAGTAGCATCCACATCAAAACTTTCATCTATAGTATCCAAATTAGGAATTATCTCTGGAGCAGTAACTCTAGCAGTTTTAGGTATTACTCTAGAAGTATAGTTAGTAGTAGTTACTTTAGGAGATGCTTTTCTAGTAGCGTTTATAGTAACTTCTGGCAAGTTACCAGCATCTACTTCTGATACTCTACCATAATTATCCCAAGGAGCAGTAGCGTCACCTTTCATACCCCAAGTATCTCTAACTCTTGGTGTAGGAGCACTTACCCCCATACTGATTTCACCAGCAAATCTTGGATCCATCATAAAACCAGCAGCATTATATCCAGCTGGAGTATTATCACCTCCTCTAGCAAAACTTTCTAGTTCTTTAGTTTTATTCTTAATGCCTTTCTTAGCTTTAATACTTTCCTGCATAGCAAATAATTTGTCATGCATTAATTTGTTATTCATCTCGTTAAGCATATCTGCATTCTAAGCATATATGTCTTTTCCTTTACTTTTCTTTCTAGTCATTACTTTATCACCTAATTCTGCAAAGGTTTTATTTGTACCTGGTACTTTCAAAGTATTACTTAATATTCTACTTCCTTCAGGTAAGTTTACTAAATTACTATCTGTAGGTTGCCCTTGTTCTGGTACTTTACTTACTGCCCCATCTGGAGTCTGTATTAATTCTCCATCATCTACATAAGCCAATGATGAAGGAACTCTGCCCCCGTATTCAAATACATCAGTATCAAACTCTGTGTTATCTTCATTAAACTCATTAGCTAATCTTTCTGTACCAGCTACAGCTTCTCTATTTTGAAATGCATTCAATCTTATAGCAGCTCTACGTTTTCTGAGTTTCTTATTTCTAAAAGCTCCTCTTAAGCCAGTACCCAAAGTACCTTCATCAAAGTCAGTAAACGAAGTCATTTCTGCTGCTTTTCCTTTCTTACCTATAAGACCAACGGCTGCACCAGCTATACCACCTACTAATCCACCTACAGGTCCCCCTATAGTCATACCAAGTTGTGCACCAGATCCCACTCCTTCTGCTATACCAGTAAGAGATTGCATAGCAGCTTCTCCACCAGTAGTAGCAGTAGAAGTCTAGAAAGGACTTGTCAATGTATTTATGGCTCCAGGTATTGCCTAAGCTATTCCTGATATATTTCCTATATTTGTATTAGCGGGATTATTCTTAATCATAAGATTGTTAGGGTTATTTGGAGCAGTCCCCCTAGCTATTGATGATTGTAATTCCTACATATTACTTAAAGATACCGGCAAACCAAACTACGCAGCAGGAATCTATATCTTTCTTTTCTTTGTATTCTTTTTCATATTAAATTCTAGAATATCTATAAGTAGTTGTTATCTAAGGCATCTAAAAAGAATAATCCTTATCTGATTTAAATTTATAATCACATATCATATATTTACCTCTCATTCTAGCAGGGAATGACATATTATCATCCTCTTCAAATGAATCCTGTCTTGGAACTGGTAATCTATAAGTATCTTCACGATAGTCAAATACTAAATCCTAACCGTCTTTATTAGCTACCTAGTGTTTAGTAGTTAATTTAATACTATCAAGAATATCATTGGTTAGTATTTTATTATTTGGATCTATAAAGTCTCCCTATAACTGAATATTATCAAATACTTTAGTATACTGAGGATCTTTGTTTACTACTATCTTTAATCTAATGTCTTTACTAGTATCACCAAATCCTTCTATATCTAATGAATTAATGATATAGAACTCATTATTCTTAGTTGTTACAATTTTATCTGTAAGAGGTAACGTAAAATCTGGATCAAATGTATATAAAGATGTAAATGCGTTTAATTTTTCATTATATATCAAAGACTTATTATACAGTCTGAACCATACTTCATCATATTTCTTATCATACAATGAATTAGCTCCTTTAGTCTTTTGATTATACATGTTATTCATATAAGACTGCACGTTACAATCTTTTGATATTATACTTATTCCACTTCCTGTAGATTTACATATTTCATTCTTATTAGAATCGTACCAATATATGCTATTACTAGAGTTAACAATACTTCTATCATTAACTACATTAGTACCATTTAGAGTACTCAAATAATCGTATCTATCCAATACTCCACCAGTACCTAATACTAGTTGTCCTACATTGTTATCTTGTATTAGTGATCTTTCATTTACAGATAGTATACCAAATGCATTATTCTACCAGAAGTATAGTCTATTGAATATACCTTTTATATTAGTTATCTCTCCATACTAATAATCTACATCTATAAAATCAGCAGGTTTAAATATAGACCAATTATCTATATTCTCATTTGTAGTTTTAGCTTGTGAAACATATACCCTATTAGCTGATTTTACATTTGCTTCATCATATAATCCTCTAGTACTAAATATTTTTCCATCAGGCTATGCAGAGTATGCGTCATTATATAAATAATAAGGTTTACTTTGCGAATGATATGTACCTAATTGAACAGGTTCTATTTGCAAATATGCATCTACATTATTTGAAGCACCATTATATGTTCTATTAGTCATTTGCCCCATAGATAATTTCAAATTGATAGTGCTTTCTAATGGAATATACGCTCCGAAATAACGTTTTTGTTCAGACCAAGAATCACCACCAGAAGCTTCATTTCTTTGAAATATCATTTGAGATGGATAATCTAGAATCCCAATATAAGTATCTCCCCCAAAAGCATATACTACAGGATTATTCTTATCGCCATATGACCCTATAGGTATATATGTAGAACTAGTTCTAGCTGAATAAGTATTACCGTTATATGGTATTAATGGTTTTTTTGCATTAACTACAATTAATGGGCAATTATCATTAGCATGTTCATCACGATAAAATGAAATAGGTTGGATTGAAAATATATCAACATCTGATACCTATAATATAAGACATGGGCCAGCGGGGCCATAAGTAATTACATCTATATTATTTCCGCCCTCATAAAAATTACTAGCAGTCCAATTAGAATAAGTAATGTTACCTATACTAGCTTTATAAGGTTTTACTCCACCGTTTAGTACAGCATTGTATGGTATTATAGCTGGAAGTTTTGCATCTACTATGCTTTGTTCCTTTCCTATAAATTTAGAATTTACTCGAAAGTAGAATTTCTATATATAAGCACAGTACCAGTCATCATTGTGAATTGCAAATACTTGTGATGCTGAAGCTGACGGATTATTATCAGAATTATATACTTTAGTTTTTGCTCTATTAGTTACATGAGATGTTCCTTCTGGTAAACGCTAAGCTGAGTTATTCATAGCTACCCAGTTTTGCACATTTGTACCTTGCTAATCTGTATCTTGTTTACTGAAATCAGATATAAGAACTGCTTCCTATCTAAGATATATATTGTCTTTAAATAGAGCTTCAGTCTTTTCTCCATTAAAACATACTTCAGGTGATATAAACCTCCAATAATTATCAGTTATATCTTCACTATCAATTCTTTTTCCAACCTTGCCTGCTCCAGATCTTTCTATTACCAACCCTCTACGTTTAGTATGTAAAAATGGCATTGGCCTATACTCATTAGTGTCTTTATTACTTTCTCCTCTGCCTATTTCTCCAGTATCGCTTGTTTCAACAATTTTATAATTATGTATTGGAGTGATAACTCCTTGTGATACAATGGTCCTATCTTTTTCTGTTCTATCACATCTTACTATTTCATAAGATACCGCATCAATAGGAAAGTTCTTTACCGTAAATTTAATGCCTATAGGTTTTGAGTACCAGTAACTACCAAATTGTGTAAGAAGAGGGGCTGTGACTAAATTAGGCATTCTAATATCTCCTATCCATAACACTGGAGAAGCTATAAATTTACTATTGTAAAATACGATACCAAAGCGATATACTTCATCTCGTTGATAACTTTTAAACAACGAAGCTATAATAGGATCAGCATAATTTCTTTGTCTATAAGCAGAAGTTATAGGTTTATCATATATTTTACTTCCATTTAATTCATAAATAGGCATAGAATTTGTAGTAAAACCGCTAACATCAAGTCCCACATTATTTGCCAATCCTGCGTCAGTAAGAGGAGAATAAGTTTCATTTAATTCTGTATTAATAAAACTATATGATATATTTAGCCCATTACCTCCAAGTTTATTTCCTTCTCCATATACATATTCTATAGGCTGCCCAAAGCTAGATCTAGCCGCATTATAAGGGTTAATGCAATCATGATGTCTTGGAATTTTCCTCATAGCATCGTAATCTGTAATTGAGAAATATTCATAGTCATCAGGATTAGCAGTTTCTAACCTAACGTAATTGTTAGCATTAGCTCTATATACTCTTGCATCGTATTCTACTAGATCATCGTTATCATATATCATTGGTATCCAAGACGTTTCTGTAACATTAGACGCAAATAGTCTGTTCTATAGAGAAGCGATACTGTTACATATAAAAGAATAGCTAGTAAACGCATTAAATTCTTCCTATGTCATAGTACTTAATGCACTATTACCAGTATCAGTATAACTTATGTAATCTAAATTCGTATCTATTTCAATATCATCTATTACAGAATAAGTAGGAATAGAGTTGTTATCTTCATAGAAGATACGTACTATAGTACATCTATTGAAATCTTTAGTGCTAAGTTTTGCTCTTACTGTACATCCTTTACCTGTATAAGAGCCTTTCTAAGACCCTTCGTGATTTATTAATGGAGAATTAATTTCAGAAGCATCTAAATGTACTAAATTACTCAAACTAGATAATGAAGTCTATTGAGAGTGTTTATTATACAGTCTATAACAATACTGTACCATACCAGCTTGAAAGTTACCAGACACAATATCTGTAACTTCAAATGGTGGTAATATTGCATTAGGTATTATATCAATATTATCAGGATTAAGTATATTACCATCTGCATCTACTAAAGGATTATCGACATTAGGGTACTTTATATACTTATCACTCATAATGTTGATTACTTTAATAGATGAGTTTCCATCAGTAAAGTAAGCTTTAATATTGGACTGTGTTTCGTAATTTAATACTATACTTAACTGATTTGAATCAGCTTTTTCACATAGTTTTAATTTACCCTATAATACAATAGTACTAATTAAATTAGGAGAATCAAAATTCTCTATACGGTATATTTTATTATAACCGTCAACTAACTTAGTAACAATTACTGCAATATCATTTATAGTAGCTGTACCTATTATTTCTTCTGTACCTTTAATGCCGTAATTATATTTCTTAGCGCCTTCTACACTCTAAAGAACACCACTAGTACTAGAATCATCAGTAATTATACGAACATCTTGACCATATCTATATTGATTATTCGGCAATATAGCTGCATCACTGTCCATATTCATACCACCATAAAATGTATTTATTTGAGCTGTATTACTAATCATAATCTATTCTAATTATAAATTATTTGTTCTTCCCCAGTAGTACTAAAGAAAGTATCGTGATCATTAAATTCTGGATAAAGCTTATGATAAGTATTTTTTATACTCTCCAGTTCATCTACTCCAGGTAACATAGCTTCAGCATAAGCCTACTTTCTATAGTAGTTCCAGCTAGTCTTCATTTCTAAGTAATCCTACTAAGATATTTGTCCCTTTAGCTTTCTCGGATACATTAATTTTAATGTAACGTACCACAATAATGCTTCTTTATAGGATTCCATATCTGGTATCATAGGCATGCCTTCTTCATCAGTAAATATAGCATAATATTCTATTTTGACAAATCCGGTAGGTATATTAGTCATAATATAACCTGGTTTTGTCATGTACTATAAATCAGCACTGTACATCGTTCCATCTGTATGAGCAAACTTACCATTTACATACCTATTAGATGGACTAGCTACAGTATATTGGTTTACTAAAGCACTTAAAGTATCACGCATATTAGAATCTGAATTAAGCTTATCCAAAGCTTCTCTATCAGATACTAAATTAAATAAGTTCTTTACTAAAGGTATTAAGCCAGCATCTGGTATAAGCATACACGGTTTATCAATGCATTTGTCATGGTATACTCCAAAGCTAGATGTAGCTTTTCTCATAGGTAACCAACCACCACTATTACAAAATGAAAATGCTACCTAACCAAGTTTATATAAATCACACGGTAAGGAAGCCTAATGACATTTAACAGGTAGTATAGATACCTTGTGTTCATACTGTTGTATAGCTCCAATCTTAAGTAAACCCTCACATATCCATTCTCGGATATCAGATATTTTAATTTCTTCTTCCTTTAAATCTAGGTCTGAAATGACCTTTGCCAGAACTGTTTTGGAGCTAATCATTCTATTATTTATCATAACTTATAATTCTGGATAATCTTTTAATTTATTAAAAATAATTTGAGCAAGTGCGCGTTTATTTTCTCTTGAAGCTATGAACTAATACTTGCTCTTATTAGTTAATAAACAGTTCTTTTTAGACCAATGAAATCTGTACTTGAAATAACCACTATGATCATTTAGTAAATATACAGGTTTACCTGTTTCTTTAGTAGCTTTCCAATCCCATCTCAAACTCTTACCTGAGAATTCCTTTGGCTAATGTTTTATTATCTGTAGTGTACCTAATCTGCAAGGTAATTTTACTTCCTTACAGTTCTACATTATTTCATCTCTAATATACTTAAAATAATCTGTTACTATTGCCTTATATGTTTTTAAGTCAACATCATACTAAGTATTAGTATCTATTTGATTCTTATAATTAATATAGAAATCAGCAATAGTATAGCTCTTTCTTTTATATTTTACTCTTTCTCTCATTTATTACTATATCTATTCTGATTATCGTCCTTAGAATCATTAGTAACATCACTAGGTGAAGCTACCATAACTCTTAATTCTTTCTCTAATATCATCTACACAATAATAGGTACCATAGCTGATGGAACTGGGTATTCATCGTCTGGGTTATAACAGGGTATATCTTTAGTAGGATCCTAAAGTATTACATCTATACTTATGTACTCTAACTGATTAGAATCTCCTTCGACATATATCTTATTGTTCTTAACCCAAGCAATATAGTCTTTACATGTAGCTTTTCTATACTTCTACAATTTAGCTTTAGTATAACTACCTAACTATATTAGGTTACCAAACATATCCCGTACAGCTATTACTCCTGGTTTATATCTGAAATTGATTAAAGTAGGTAATTCTTTCTCACCAACGAATACAAACTTACCAGGAACTATTTGTACTCTGTCTAGATGAATAGGTTCTAATGTAGTGACATACGCTTCATCAACATCGTAACCTTTATCAATAGCCTACTTTATAAGCATTGCTCTATAATAGTGAATCCATAATTCAATCTAATGTCTTGAAATATGTTCTGATTCTGCTATATTATTATTACGAACAATCTATAAAATATTATCAATAAGATTATTAAGACTCATTTTATTAAATATTAACGTTAATACAGACTAAAACGCATTTTAAAGCCCGTAGCTGCATTTTATATGCTCACCCTTACAATCCCTTTAAATAACTAATAGCTCTTCTTACACAGCCTTAAAATAAAAAAAGGTTGATCTTATTGACCAACCTTATTCATTGCATCTTTCATATCCTATGGTAACATCTCTTTCATAGGTTGAGGAACCATTTGATTTGCTTTCCTTATGATATTCTTTAATTCGTTTATTTCTTTTTGAAGCTCTGTTATTTTTGAATCTTCTTTGTCTGTATCATTGGTTACCTCTAACTTATCTAATAGCTATTGACACTTAGACATTTCTTCATCACACTTTGCTATAGCTTCTTTTCTCTATTTATAAGTATTATACTGACTGCGTACTATACTTATTATTTCCTATTTATTTGTAGATATAGTTAAACCTAAAGAGCTGTCTGTTATAGTTGATTTATTTTCAGGTATAGTAAACTTTTTAGATTCTCCATTACATTGAATAGTTATATCCACTAGTTTTTTACGCTATTGATTAGGCATAGGAAACTAACCAGGCGGTAATGGTTCTTCATACACATTGCTTACCTAAGTAACCTAACCTTCATTATATTCGGTTGTCTTCTTGAAAGTACCTATTACTTCTATTATATATACTTTATCACCTATATTTAATTGATTGAATAACATAAGCATAAGATTTTAAGGGCTCAATTAAGAGCCCTTAGTTATTATTAAGCTGCGGGAGTTGCAGGTGTAACAATATGATTTATTACTTGGAATATACCGTCACACTTATTATAATAAATCAAATATCTATTTCCAGTTAATATTTCATTATTAGTCATTTGTGTTCCAGAACCATTCAATAAAGCTTTAGCTCCAGTAGAAGTAATAACAGTAGCAGTATTGTCTATCATTCTATTATTAAACGCACACGGATCTAAAAATACTAAATCTGTAGCAGTAGCGGTACTAGCAGGAGTAGAAGTTACATGAAGTATAAATAATCCTTGACAAGGTAACTATCTCCATATTCTAGGACATAATCCGTACGTTACAGAAGTACTGGTTGTGTCTGTAGTAACATAGTTCGTCCTTAATACAGGAATACCGTAATTATCTACAGTGCGTACTCTATTTCTATTAAAATAGTTTAAGAAAGGATAAAACATAATTACCTCCTTTCTTAGCATCCACAACCATAACCATAGTTGTCATTATACCCATAACCATATCCAAAGCCACCATTGCAGCCATAAGGATTATAAGTTAAATAAGCAGGAACCGGAATAGGTTTAAGCTAATTAACTATATTTGCTGTTTGAGCCTACTGTGAAGCAGACAAAGCTAATTGATTGTTTTCTTGACGAAGTGAATCAATCTTGTTCTGCATTTCACGCATTTCAAGCTGACAGAATTTATCATTAATAATTTGAGTTTGAGCATCAATTTTAGACCCTACAATGTTAAACTTAGTAGCATTGTCAGCCATTAAAGCGTTGAAACCAGAAGTAATTGCATTCTGTAATGTATTAGTCTAATTACATGTAGATAATTGACTTTCATAACCCATCTTAGTAATATTGTTATTTACATCAGCTATAGATGATCTAACATCGCAGCAGCAACTAGCTAACTGAGAAGCTAATGAAGCATTACCAGAAGTAATAGCATTGATTACTTCACAACTTGCAAGTTTAGTATCACAAGCTATCTGGCTTACACCTGTATTGATAGTATTCAAAGCAGTCTGAACAGAATTAATATCACAGTTCAAAGTAGTTGAAAGTGTGCTGATAGCATCTTTGTTACCATTGATTGCCTGCATCAACAGATTAGTATTAGCATCGGTATTCAATTCAGAAGCTAAAGCACCTGCATTACGGTTACCAAAACCAAAACCATTACCACCCCAACAGAAGAACAGTAATATGATCCAGATCCACCACCAGCCACCATTACCGCCCATGCCGTTATTGTTCATCATGGCAAGCAAAGCAGCGGGATCCATACTACCTTTATTAGCATTTTGCATTAAAGCAGCAAGACCAGCATCAATACCACGATCTTGCACAATAATTCTATCTTCTAACATAATTGATTTATTTTAAAATTGATTTTTATTAATATCTGATATAGCGAGTAGATCTATTGCCACGGCTATATTCGTCATAAGGATTGTATTCTTTCTCGTTTTCATGATCATATCTATCATAATCTTCTGTATCTTCTTCACGATACAAAGGATATGATCTGTATACTCTCATACCACCTCTACTTCTACCACCTCTAGAACCACGTCTAAACATTCCGTAAGATTCTTCATTTACTTCATGTTTTTCAAGTTCTTCTTCGTAGCATTCCATTTCGGCTTCTCTAATCTTGTCACACATTACGTATTGATAATAATACCACATTTTACCTTCGTCAATGTCTTTGTCATTCAGCCAAGCTTTAGCAAATTCTACGTAATGTTTAACATTATTAGATCCGGTAATGTTGAGCAGTACTTTGTAATAATCAGAGTATACCATATTCAATGCTACATACCAATCGTAACGGTTGAATTTACCACTAAGTGATATACCATACTGACTAGCTAGAGCAGAAGTTTCCTCTAATGACCAATGTTGTCCACGAGTACCATCCTCATTTTCCATCTTCATTACAGCTTTACGAGCGTGTTCCTCATTGAAATGAGGTCCGTGTTCCATCTCATAAGCTTTTACACGAAATATTCTATGCATATTATTATTGATTAATAATTATTGAATATATTATTTACTTAGGTACTTCTACTATTCTTGTACCTGTTACTTTGATAAGTGGATTGGTATTAACTATTTGATATTCTTTTGTTTCTATTTTCTTCCAATCAAAGTGCCAGAATCTAACCCAGCTGTTTTTATAGAAATTCTTATACTCTTTCTTCTTGTATATAAGAATAGTCTATTGATTCTTTAAATCTATTTTGGCTGTAAGGATTGAGTCCTTTCTTCTAACTATGATAGTTGTTAATGGATTAAGCTTTAGTTCTTCTTCAAAGTCTATAGCTTCTTTTTTGATTACTGTCTTCACAGAATCTTTAATCTCAGTATTGATTACACTAGCGTCGGTTAGATTCTTGTCTCTGATTTTAAGTTCTTTCTGAGTCTATTTCAACTATAATAATAAACTATCATTACTATGGTTTAATTCTTCTATAGTAAGCTATAAAGTTCTATTATGCTCCTAATTATTAGATACTAAATTCTAGTAAGCTCTAACATTAGAAGTAGCTCTATTTAACTCTGCGTTTTTCTCCTATAACTAATTGTGCTAAATAAAAATAGTCGCAATAAGTAAACTGATTAAACCTACTGCGACTACTTTGAAATTCTTACTGCACCAATTAATTATGTTTAGTATTATTGGTATCATCTGAAAATTCTTTATCTAAACTGACATCTAAAATCTATTCCCCTTTCTTCTTAATTATTTTCTGGAGCATACCCCATATTTTCCAATTTGGATGAATCTTACCTAAATTCTCAAGTAATTGGAAAAACTCTACTAGAGCAATAGCACCTGCTACAAACTCTACGGCTGGTATTGATACAGAAGTTATAATAAAAGTTTCAATAGTAAATGCTCCGCATATAGCTACTATAGAATCTCTTAGCTTATAAAATATTTTGGAATATAATCTTCTAGATTGTCCTATTACATTACGGTACTTACTCTATTTCTTATTAGCTTTGCATTCGTATAATGAATCTACTATTATAATACCAGCTAAAGCTAATATTGGAACATATACTGGAGAATATAAAGACAATAGACCACCTATAGCACTTACTGTAACTTTTTCAGCACTGCTAAACATGTTCTTAAATATAGACATTGTTTGTTCTCCCATCTGATAATAATTCATAGCTAAAAGTCTGATAATGTAATCAAAAAAGTCCTAGAGATTAAAAGGGGGTAAATCTGCTAGGACTGATAATTTGTTTGAGATTTATTATTAAAACGTATAGTTTCAGTATAGGTTACTGATTTAAAATAAACTGTATTACTAACTAATAGCGCTTCTTACTTCTACCTTGCGTACTGTAGCAACTACGGATATTTAATTATCTTCTTTAATAAGTTAATGCCGTTACAATGCTTCATCCAACCTATATGACTACAGGTTTGCTATTTATATTCTAACATAGTAATATACTTTAATTTATTCAATTTAGCTGCTTTTCTACACATCTTTTGTTTTATATTCTTT